CGGCGTTCGTAAGGTATCTGGCGGTGCGGTGCTTCGTCGGTGACACAATCAAATGGAGTGAGATGATATGATTTGATACAACGTTGGAAGAACCCCGTCGGCGATAGAATACCGATGGGGTTTCTTTTTGCCCGTAACTTTATTATGATTACATTTGTTCGAGGTAGATCTTTTGTTCATAGGTAGGGCGGGCGGGAATGAAAAAAGGATATCCTCACGGACACCCTTTCCCCTTGGTTGAAAATTACCTAAAAACCTTATGAGTTACTACTTTTTCGCAAATATAATTATTAAATCGCAAACAGCAATGGGTAAGGGGTATTACTGGATAGAATCTGTGGATCAAACGTTAAACGATTTCCAGTTTTATAAAGCACATATCGTGGGTGATCCTGAATATGACGATAAGCATCATCGTGTTATATTAAGGATGGATAAGTACTTCCCTGTAGGGAGTATCTTCCATGTCTTGAAAGACTCGGAGATGTTCGTTATAGAGAGGAAATTCAAGACATGGGGAAATAAGTATGTCATTAAGCCTTGCGAGGGTGAATGGGAATGGGGGTCTGTCCAGAAGCTGAAAGACAAGGCTATTATATTCCGTAGTGGATTCCTGCATGGTGACGGTAGCTTCTAACACTACCCGTATCTCCCCCCCCCCTCGATTTCTTGGTGTTTATGTATATAGCTATATTTGAGCAAAAATAATTATGATATGGAAGATTTTCAAGGTAAATACAATGGCAAGCAGATAGAGCAGCTTTTGGATAAGGCTAATGATATTGATCTTTCCAAATACGCTCTTAAGACGGATAACGCCCCTACCGCCACAAAATTACAGGCAGCTAGGACCATAGCGCTGTCCGGTGCTGTTAGCGGTAGTGTCTCATCGGACTTTGGGGGTAATGTTACTATCTCCACGACATTGGCGAACTTTGACGCCTCTAAGATCACGTCCGGTACTATCGATATAGATAGGTTGCCTAAGGCGGCCTTAGAGAGAATGGTCGTGGTGGCTGACGATACGGCAAGGTTTAAGCTTACTACAGCCACGGCTCAGGTTGGGGACACGGTTAAGGTGACGGCCACGAATAAGATGTATCTGGTCAAGGATGATAGTAAGTTGAATACTGAGGCCGGTTACGAGCCTTATACGGCAAGTTCGGCGTCATCTGTGCCATGGTCTGGAGTGACCGGCAAACCTAGCACCTTCGCTCCACCTACGGCGGCGGCCTCCACCTTAGGTGGCGTAAAGGTAGGATACACGACTTCTGGCAAGAACTATAAGTTACAGGTTGACGCTTCTGGTAACGCTTTTGTTAATGTCCCATGGACAGATAATAATACGACCTATAATCAGGCCACGGCTGATACTTTAGGATTGGTTAAGATCGGTTATTCCTCTAGTGGGAAGAACTACGCCGTATCCTTGGACTCTAATGGGAAGATGTATGTGAATGTCCCTTGGACTGATAATAACACGACTTATGCTCAAGCCACGAGCGATAATCTAGGTCTTGTTAAGATTGGATACTCTGCCAATGGCAAGAACTATCCCGTTGCTCTTGACGGTAGTGGTAAGATGTACGTGAACGTCCCGTGGACGGATACCAACACCACATATTCCAATATGGGGGCGGCAACCTCCTCTACTGCGGGAAAGGCCGGTTTGGTTCCCGCCCCAGCCGCAGGTGAACAAGCCTCTTTTTTACGTGGAGATGGCACTTGGGCCACACCTCCTAACACGACATACGCCGTAGCCAACGAGTCTACTGACGGGTTGATGGCGGCGGCTGATAAGAAGACCGTGAATAGGCTTATAGGAGTTAATACGGTCACGACATTAGCCAACCTGCCTATTAGCAAGAGAAGTATCACGGCTACGTTATCAGCCGCTACCACCCTATCCGTGCAGTCAGGCATGCAGATAGGAGAGGAGCTGATGATCAGATGCGTCCCGTCGGCAGTGTTTACACAGGCTATACCAAACTCTGGAGCTTATGTAAGCATGAGTGGTACTTCTATAACCACTACGGCTAACAAGCCTTTCGAGATAAATATCTGGTGTTACGCTTCAGGTAAGTATAGCATCGCCGTTAAAGAACAAGATTAAAGAATAGATTATGGCATATACATATATAAACAGGGAAATATATCCCAATATGTTGGTTTTAGACGAACCTCTTGATGATAATTACGCTAAGGGTAATAGCTATGATGATTATATTAATGGCAATCCGATTCCATGGATAGAGCTGGGAGAGGAGCAATTGGCGTTCAAGGAAGCTAATCCTAAAGCCATGGTTAAGGAGATCATTGAGGCTAGGTTAGATGAGTCGAGGATTCTTAACGAGGAGAAATCGGCTAAATATGAGGAGCTGAGATCTTATGAGACTGAAAATCTCCATGAGTTTTTCTTGGATGATCAAGATATTTATATTCCTGAATATGACAGACGTAGCGCTTTGGCTGATGGGGCTATAGTCGGTAAGATAACGATTATGGGTCTGGAGTTCGATATGACGGAAGGCAAGATCTTGATCGGGATGATGGATAAGTACGATAACGATCTGACAACGGCGTTAGGGGACAAGCAAAAGCAGATCAGTATAGCCACTACCGTAGAACAGGTGAGAGCTGTCGATGTTCAGTCCGGCTATCCTGATAAGGTAAGTGTTACCACGGCGTACATCCAGCAACAGGCGAAGGAGAAGGATGCTCTCGATCCTCGAAAAATAGCTGTCGAGTTTTCTAGGATGTTGGTTAATAACAAATCTTTATCCTTATCATCCAACGAGAAATTGGATGTTAAGGTCCTATTTCCTATATGGGGACAAGAAGGAGCGGAGTTCGGGCTATCCGTGGATACCGGATTTTGTCTTAGGGTAGTTAAGGAGGATACGGATATCCTTTACGAGGTTATCCAGCCTCATACGTTATCGTCAGAATGGGAGCCTGGACTCAGTACGGCCTCCTTATATAAGGTTGTTGACAAGGAGCATGCCGGGACTATAGGTGATCCTATCCCTTATTTCCCTCCTATGGAGATATTTAAGGATAAATATTACATTCAGAACGCTGACGTGTATAAATGCACAAGGGATAGTGGAACTCCTCTTAGTCATAATTTAAAGGACTTAGTAGGGTTGTATGTTGAGGTTGTACAGGGCTAGTCGTATCTACCCCCCCCCTATATTTGACGTGTAATTAAATATAGATTATTTTTGGCATAATAAAAAGTCATTTTTTAAATCATTTGAATATGGCATCACAAAAATTCGGTTTCGTAACCGTCGACCCGGTATCAGGATCAGGAGATCAGGCGGTTAATTTTTCCGGTGAGAAACACACCGGTCGTCTTCAACGCACTATCAACCTTATGGTCACCACGAGCGGCGGGGCTAAGAAGGCGTTGGTAGTCAATCAGGCAGCGGCTGCTGAGGTGGTAAGATCAGACAGCCCTAACGCTTCCGTACAAAAGAAAGGTGGTAATGTTACCATCACCGGTAAGTCTAACAGTACTAAGCTTACGTTCGCGGTCGCGCCGGCTGAGGAGAACGGGCTTACGTTACAGCTCCCGGCTAGCTACACGGCGGCTGGAAAGACTACGGCTAACGGAGCGGTTATCGCCGACGATCCCGGAGCCGCTGGCGAGTTCGTTTGGAGCATCACGATCTCGGGCGTACCGGCCAACGTCACGATCGAGGATCTGACAGCTACATTGAAGGTAACTGCCGCTGGTGGCCAGACAGCCAACGTGACGGTAACGCAAGCCGCTGGAGACTCTGCTATCGAGCTTGACAAGGGGACTATTAACTTGAATGTAAATGGTACTCAACAGACGGTTAACGTAGCATCTAATGACAGCTGGACTTGGGCGCACGCAGCGGCTAGGACCGTATCGAGAATGATGGAACGATAATCAGTTTCTTTTCGCTTACTCAGACCCCGATCGACTTAAGCCGGTTGGGGTTCTCTTGTTTTATTATCTTTGTGAGTAGAAGATAACTAAAGGATATAATTATGAGTGATTTGAATGTTAATTGGAAGGACGGGGTAGGCGAGGTAACGGACCAGCCTCTGACCGTCAGCCCGGGGTCCGGGACCGGTAACGCCCTCGTTTCCTTTGGCTCGGTGATGAACAAAGGCCTTGACCGTACCCTTGAGTTGGAGATAACAACCTCCAAAGGCGTTAAGAAGACGCTTACGGTGAATCAGGAGGGATGTAGGCAAGCTTATATCACGAGCGACGGGAAACGGTGGTTAACCAGCGACAACCGGGTGTATGGGGTTTTGAAAAGCGATGCTCCGTGCGAATGCATAGGTGATTGTCCTTGATATTTTGTTTTTACGAATTTTGTAATTACATTTGTGGCGCATGTCCATCACCATGCTTTTCGTCGCTAATTTATTATAAGGGGATACAGGTCTGTGATGGGATCGGTATCCCTCTGTTTTTTAATATGGAGAAGATAAATGTTTTCGATGTTCAGATTCCTGATGGAAGACAAATCCGTTGTATGTCGTATAATAAGGTTACTTATTTTGATCTTGACGATATGTGTAAGTTATGTTTCAGTTCATACGATTTACATGATGTGGCTGATACCAAGGTTATGAGTGAGTTCCTGCACCGTGATGGTGATCGTTATTGGGTTACGGTAGATGGCGTAAGGCAGTTGTATCGTAGGATTGAGTGCAAGATGTGTTTTGAGGTTATAGAAAAATTAAAAAAAATATGAGAGAGCAGGAATTTGATTTTGTGGTATATCCGTTGAAGTTGATTATCACGGTAGGATTGGATTACGAGACGTTATGTAACCGTTTCGAGAACATGGAGCCGGATCATAAGGGAGAATGGGGTGATAAGGATGATATGGATAAGGAAGCGTCTTTCGTGAATCTGGTAAGGGATAGGGACGATGATGATAAATTCGCCATACTTTGGAATTTTTCAAGCGACGATGATATAATGATGAGAAATATATGTCATGAGTCGTTCCATATAGCCATGAGCGTGTGTCAGTTCTGTAATATGTCGCTTGGATTTAAGGTCGGGGAGGATGAACATGCGGCGTATATAGCCGGCTTCGCTGGTGATTGTGTTAGCGAGTTCATCAATAGCAAGAATACGGATTAAGTCGTAAATTATATAAGGAATATAAGAATATCAGCCTCCGCTTATTTGTGGGGGCTTTTTGTTTATCTTTGTCAAAAACATGAAGTTATGTCAAGTTGCGTAATTAAAAGAAATAGTAAGGGTAAGATAACCCGTGTCTTGACCCCTTCCGGAGAGGTATCTACCTTGTTCGATAAGATAGCGGGTATAGCCGCCGTAAGTGACCTTAATAAGGCCGCTGAAGCTTATATGACTATTTATAACGATAAGTTCAGGTCTAAGTTCGGAGACTGGACGAGATCCGTTCCAAGGAATAAGGAGGCGGCCAGATCCATAAGCGCCAGACTTAGCGCCAGCGAGTGGGGGCAACTTATGTCAGCCAAGGTCCTGTCCGCCATAAGCGACATGGATGCCCCAGCGTTGGCCAGAAGCCTTGGGAATAGCGACAATGTCGTGGCTTATCTTACCTCCGGAGAGGTAGGTGATGTCAATGATATGGCTGTGGTAGATACATCCACGGTACAGGAGGTGGATCTGGATTCCATAAACGAGGATAATATTGGCGATACGATACTGAAAGAGGCGTCATGGGATGATATAAGGGCTATCAGGGAGAATATAGATATTAAGGAGACAGCCCGTATGTTATGGAAGGCCGTGGAAAGCGCTTTTACCGGTCAACGACCTAATATCAGGGTGAAGGGCGGAAATATAGATGGGGAGATCATATTTTCTGGTAATGTCTTGCCGTTAAATGATATTGAAGATTATACGCCCCCATCTTCAAGATTGGTATATGATTCCGGTGAGCCTCGCCTGTTTTTTAGATCGGATGACGGCAAGATACACGACTCTTACGCCAATGCCATAAAAGGATCGTCCGGCGGGCGGGTCGAGGCCGGGTTCTTGGCCGGCAGTGTCGAGGAGAGCGACGTCCCGTCCGGTACGGCTGACATCTCCTTTGGCTCGTCCTCCATAACCCTTAACAACAGTGATTCGTTCATCCCGGTCCTTGGCATCAGCTCAGATTCTAATATAAGCACCCGTGGAGGCTTTGTTAATTACCTTATCAAGAAAGGTATGTTAAGCGGTGAGCGTATAAGGCTAGGAGATAGGTATTATCTTACAGGGGCCGGCAACTCCGATGGTCTTAAGATCTATAACGCTATGGATGCCTTATCCAGCATCAGGAATAGATTTGGAAGTCAGTCCTCTGAGATGAACGTATTGGGTTCTATAGGTTTTGATACGGAGGTGAGCGACGATCTTGATCTTATCACGACATCCGGGGAGAAGGTCACGGTAAGCAGGTCTGAGATTAAAGGCATGTTAAGGCAAGGGCGGTTCGAGGAACTTAATAACAGGTATGATGGGTTCATGGAGCTAGCGCTATCGTTGATGATGGAGGATAACGCCTTATATGGGAGTAATGTCCGTGGCGTTATTGAGAACGAGAAGGCGGAAGATCTTCAAAACAGGACCGATATAACCAACATCTTATCCACATTAGGTATCCGTGTGATGGGTATGTCCGAATATATGGATAAGTATAAGATGCGTAATGGCGTAGATCCTTCCGCTAGGGCGTTATCCGATATGGCTAATGGCGTGATAGCATTGGCTGAGGGGGCTACGGTAGAGGATCTTAATGAGGAGGTGGCTCATTTCTTGATCGATACTTATCGTAATCAGCAGGAGATTGACGAGATACTTGATTCTGTCGAGGGAACTTCATTATGGAACCAATTCGCTGGTCGTTATTATGAGGTATATGGGAAGGAGTACCAAGGAGAGGAGTTAGACCGGATGGTGAAGCGGGAGATCCTAGGCAAAACGTTGGCCCAGCGGTTCGTCCCGGGCATGGAACAGGCGGTGGAGGATCTGGCATCGGATGAGGACGCCCAGCTTTCTTTGTTTGGCAGGATGATACGAGCCATACGTAATTTCTTTACTAGCCAAAGATCAGACTTGAACAAGGTCCTTGATAGGATAAAGGAGTCGGCGTTAGCGGATGATCCAAGCGCTTTTGACGTGCTTCTGCTAAAGGATAGCAATCATCTCATGTATTCGTTATCGGATGTTGACGTGGCTAATAAGTTGATCAAGAACGGTAGGTCATTGGAAAGGCTATACACCAGATTGCAGAGGATGAGGTCAAGCCAAAGCCAGAGGATCGGTGAGAGTATCTCCCTTCTTCGTGATATAGGCGAGAAGGTGAGACAAGTCGGTGGTGAGCTTAATAAAAACAACAACCTGCTATCCACCAAGAGTGTCATAGCGACCGCCAAGGCTGAGGTGGAGTATTTGGTTACTGTCGCCAGTAGCCTACGTAAGAGCGGAAAAGGATTGGATTATGAGACGATACAGGTTATCGATAACGTATATGGGGAGATAGTTCCTCTGATCAGGAACCTTCGTGGATTCGTCAATAATCAGGCGGCGGATTATTATGGCAACAACAAGGTTGGCATGGTAGAGGATATGGATGATATATTACGTATGGCTGAGACATCCATGTCTGATATAAATGCTCTTCGAAGTGATCGTAATGAGGACTGGCTGGATGGACAGCTCAGGATGTTTAATATCCCGGAAAGATATTGGAATGGGATAAAGAAGTTGATAAATAACATCCATAAGGATATCAATGTCATGTCCCGGTTCTTTGGTACACTGGAGCATAGTGGTAACGCTATCTTAGGCATGTTAGGGCAACGTCTTGCCAAGGCTTATAACGACGCTCATGTTGAGGGTGTGGCTAATATCAATAAGATGACTAAGATGATGAAAGAGCGTGGATGGGGGATAAAGGATAATGAGGATCTTATACAGAAGATAAACGGTAAGAACTCTGATTACCTTGACTCGTCCCGTGATTTCGCCAAATACGATTTGCTATACAGGACCGAGCAGGCTAAGGCTATTATAGATATATATGATCTTAAGAATGTCACTGGTAAGACTGAGAAACAACTTATCGACCTTCTTCTATCCGATAAAGGTCTTAAGGTGAAGACCCGTGACGACATAGTAGGATATGACGGGGATAAGCCTATTACGAAGGCCGTGTATCATGTATTCAAACCTACCATCCAGAATTTTGATATCTCGGACATGACGTTCGAGGATCAGCAACGGTATCTGGATACGATAAATAGGTGGTTGGATGAGAACCAAGAGAAACCTATGGTGCAGGCTTATTACGATAAGATCGAGAAAGTTAATAAGAAGGTCGAGGAAAGACTGGGTCGTAGGGTATCGCAAGCCACGTCCGATTTCATGACCCGTATCCGTAGAAGCCGGTATGTGGCTATGGATAAGTTTATTAAGAACAAGAAGGTCGATTGGGACGCTTTCCAATCTGACCCTATAGCTTGGAGATCTTATCTGGATATCCTTCGTGATAGGGCTATAGCCAAGAGCGAGTGGTATTCCGACGGGACACCAAAGGAAGCGGGGTCCGAGGCGTTGATGATGTCCGAGGAGATCAAGGCATGGGACGAGGCGTGGGCCGAGGAGTTCGGGAATACCAACGAGGGTCGTAAGGCTTCAGCCGAGTTTAAGGAGATACTGCGTGGGATAGAGCGGTCCGAGGGCGGTAAGGCAGCATTCGAGTTCCTGCTAGCCGGTGGCCATCTTGGCTTCTCCAAAGATATGTGGGGATCCGAGGAGGGTGATTATTACGAGAATCTGGTTGATAAGATCACGGAGCAATCTGCATCATCATCAAGGATAGAGAAGGTAGAGGAGGCGATGGCAACAATAAATGAGATCAACGATCAGTTAAGACCTTTGCTTATTCAGTACCGGGACAGCACCAGATATGGCGAGTATGATTTCGATCGTCTTCGTGGATCATCGTCATTAAGGAAGATAAACGAGCTATACGACCGTCTGGCTGAGGCTAAGAGCGTTATTAACGCCGCCGCTTCCGCTGAGGCTATTGAGATGGATATGCCTGATACGGTGGAGAGTGGAGTCACGGATTCTTACCGTAACGCTTTAAGGGATGCCATGGCATACGACAAGGGAATGGATGAGATTAAATTCGCCAAGGAACATATGTCTGCCCGCTCCCGGAGTCAGGTAGATAGGATGGCCGCTAAGCTATCTAGGAAGAACCCGTCATGGACGACCGTGGAGGTATCGTTTTTGAGAAGGAAATACGGTCCTGACTTCAATAATAAGCTAGCTAACGACATAGCGATGGGTAAGACTGATGAGATCCTTGTCGAGTACGCCAGAACCCGACTGTATCCTTATATGAGGGAATACTCTCCCAAGGGATATTCTGATTTTGTTAGGAAGATAAATAACGGTACGTATAAGGTATCGGAGTTCTTTGATGCCATAGAAAATGGTATATCCAAGGAAGAGAGCGTATCCCGTTTCGGGTTTGATATTAATATGATCGACCTGACGATCAACAACCAGTGGCTTGATGAGGCTGACGCCGAGAGTTCTTTCCGTAATCCTAATTATAATCCCGATCTGGGTTATGGGTATCATACACCTAGATTTGATAAGTACAAGAACGAGGCTTTCTTCAAGAAATACGGTATTACCAACGAGGGGGAGGAAGCTACGATCAACAAGGATAAATGGGAGATGAGGAAGGAATTGCTTAACATAAGCCGTAAGGCTATGGAGGATTATGATGAGCGGTTTAGGAATATCTACCAGATACCACAAATATCCAAGGGCGGCGTGGAGAGGATGGTGCAGGCCGGAGTTGACCCGAAGGCGGCCATCGGCAACGCCGTACGTGATATCGTTGGCGAGAGGGTGGATGACCCTATACATGGTCAGGGACAAGACCTAGGAGGACTTGATGAGAACGATAACAAATATCGTATGATCCCCAAATACTATCTCAGTAAGTTGGAGAACGCCAACGACGTGTCCCATGACTTCGCCTACTCCTATTCCATGTTATCCTTACAGGCTACCGCTTACAAGTATAAGAGGGCGGCCTTGGATGATGTCATGGGATATAGGAATATGATGCTTGAGACACAATACGACGGAGGCAAGAACCCGGAGGCCACTCACGCCTATAGGATGTTTCAGGACTGGGTTAACGCCAGTATCTATGACGTTAGGATAAACAATAAGCGAGCAGAATGGAATATAGGTAATTATAAGGTCGATCTTAATAAGCTGGCTCTTATGTTTACCAAATTCGTATCCAAATCCAACCTAGGCTTCTCCCCGTTCGTGGCGGCTACCGGTGCCCTTACCGGGCAGGCCAACTTCCTTTTGGAAGGTATGGTAGGACAGTATATAAGCAAGGACTCCATGAAATACGCTTATGGAGAAGCTCAGAAACAGTTAAGTACGTACGTGTCTGAGATCGGGGATATAAATCGTACCAATAAGTTATATGTTGTCGGTGAGGCCCTAGGCGTATTCAACGTTCGTAACCGTGTAAGATCGGCGGCGTATAACAAGATCTGGAGAACCTTATTCCGGGATCTGCCGTTTAAGATGATGGAGGTTCTTAACTCCCCGTTGGATCCGCAGGTCATTATCTCGGTCATGGATGATACCCGACTATACGAAGGTCAGTTCTGGTCATACTCCAATTTCAAGGAGATGATGATGAAGGACAGGAATATGTCCGCTAACGAGGCTAAACGCGATTGGGAGCGTTTAAGGGATTATTCCATATGGAACTTAGTAAATGTCAAGGACGGGAAGATCGTGGCTAAAAACGAGGCTAATAAGGATATTATAGACCGATACATACCTACATTGTCCAGCAGGGTCAGGAGTATGGTGCAGATCTGTGACGGCGCCTTGAACGAGCAGAACCGGGTGGGGGCTAGCCGGAACGCTATCCTTAACATGGTGCTACCTCATCGTGGATGGTTTATATTGGCCGTGCAGCGGGCGTATAAGAAAGCCGGTTTCAATTTCCAAACCAACCAGTTTGAGGAAGGATATATGAGAACGTTATGGAGACTGGCCGGGAATGTCTATGGCTCGATGTCCGAGGGCAGGATGGGGGAGGCATATGACGTGCTTAAGGAAGAGTATGATAAACTTACCCCCTACGAGCAGACCAATATCAAGCGATCGCTTATCAATATGGCAGTATTCGCTACGATGATAGCCATAGGAAGGGCGTTGATGGGATATAGGGAGGATAATGAGGATAGCTGGTTCGGGCAGTTCATTACCTATATCGGGTTCAGGACGATCAATGAGATCGCTTCCCAGACATCCCCGTTCATGGAGCTTAACGCCATAGATATGCTGCAAGATCCGCTGGTTACGGCCCGGAAGTTAGGCGATCTCACCGATCCCCGGAACTGGGACCCGTTCGCTACTGTCCAGACCGGTGTGTACAAGGGCGAGAGTAAGTTGTGGAGACAGCTCATGAAGTTCTCGTTTGGTAAGCAATGGTATAATATCAAGACGGCTAGGGATATTAAGCAGACATCCGACTACTGGTTGATGACCAACGGCATGACGATGGGATTCTTCTTAGGAGGTAGGGATAAGGATGAGTCCGGGGAGGACGCTAATTGGTACTTTGATAGGGGAAGATAGCCGATATAGTATGACAAAAAAAAATGGCCGATCAATTGTTTAAAACAATCAGATTGGCCATTTTTGGATTCCCATCTATCCATCCCGGACGGATGGGAATAGGTAATTATTTTATGAATACAAATGTAAGCATTTATTAGGATTCTTCAAATAGCCAAAATTAAATTATACCAAATAAATATAAATTATTGTTATTTAGGTTTGTAGCATAAATATTATGGTTATATTCGCATCATGAAACAATGGATGACGGGATCTCACTTCAAGGTCATTCAATGTGTAAGATATTTTTGGCTCATTAGGATTTGTCGAGGTGAGATCCGACATTTCCTTTTGAGCCTATTTTTTTATATTATGGATAATCTTGTTTTTATTAATGAATCTAATGATGTTTTGACAGACAGCTTGAGAGTAGCTGTTAAATTTGAGAAGGATCATAGCAAAGTTATAAGATCTATAGATGATTTGTTAGAAAAGAGTTATGTTATTGATACTGAATGTAATCCAAAAATGGATTTACATAAAATGTTTTGTTTATGCTATGATGACATACCTCAACCTAATGGTGGATTTAGAAAATCCAAAAGATATGTAATGAATAGGGATGGATTTACTATACTTGTCATGGGGTTTACTGGTAGCAAAGCTATAAAATTTAAATTGGAGTACATGAATGCTTTTAACGAAATGGAGGCATCCATAAAAAAGAATCTTCCACATAATTACATAGAAGCATTAGAGGCGTTGTTGGTATCCGAGAAAGAAAAGCAGGCGTTAGCTGAAGCTAAGAAAGCGGCAGAGGAGGCTAAGAGAATATCCGACAATATTATCAAAGAACAAGCTCCCAAAGTAGGATTTGCTGAAACAGCTATTATGGCCAATGACAAAGGTGATGATATGTTGATTCGTGATGTTAGGAGAGAACTTGAGTCTCATGGATGTGATATAGCGGAAAGATCGTTAAGAGAGTTTTTACAAGAGCAAGGTTTCTTTTACAAGAATAAAAGAGAATGGATATTAACAGAGAATGTTATGAAGAAGGGTTACGCACATTACAGATACAATACGGATACCGGGATCAGGAATACGGTTTATATGACTAGGAAGGGATTTGAGAAAACGTTATATAATATCAGGAATATACCTAAATCAAGAGAGTCTTTTATCTCTTTTGGCGGCAAGATATTTGATTAAAGTAAGAGAAGGATAGGCGATTATCATCCTATCCTTCTTTTGTTATCAGCCCTTATACATTACCTTACCTTATTCGTATACTACTCGTCCCATTAATCCTGATAGCTCTTTATCATCCTGCTCCTTCACCTCTACATAATAATATCCCTTGAAACAGAATTTCTTTTGATCGGGATCTGACAAGAACTTTTTATATTCCTCGAATCCTTCATCTGAAAGATAATAAGCTCTTCTTTTTTGTTGAAGTAATTCATCTGATTCTAATATCTGTTTTTTAGTAGCCATAATATCTGTTTTTTGGATGTGGTATAGATGATTAATCTTTAGGAATAAACCCAACAGCCTTTTCGGTAGAAGCTCTTTGTTTTATAAAACATTCAGCTTCTTCCCATGAGGTTGCCCATATTTCACCGGCATACTTTTTGCCATTGATTTGATACTCTGTTACAAATTTCTTTTCTTCTTTTTTCATGTTTGTAATTTTTAAAAGTTAATAAAACTAAAGTTTTAGACAATGAGGCATTATATCCATTCTACGAAGTTTATTATCTTCTGTTTATAAAATCCAATGTCCGCATGAGGAAATTTATCGATGACGGATTTAGATTTAAGAGATATAGGATCGTCCTCCCACTTCAAGTCCCTACCTGTTAATCTACGGATAGTACCTTTTGGGAGTACGATCGCCGAATTATGATCCTCGATGGAAAAATACTCTTCGTCATGCGTCGATCTCTCATCCGTCCATATCTCCCCTTGTCGAGCGGGGGTGTTGTCAAGAATAATCTCATCACCATTCTTGTTCACGGCTAAAAATATTATTGTCTGTTCTCCTATTTTCATAAATTATAATTTGTTTACCAATCTCCTCCATCATTACCTATTCCTGAGATTGTAGTTATAATATTATCTGGATTTGTACCTGCGTTAGGAAGCATCTCAGGTATAGGATTGTCTTCCCTATCACCATGCATCATGACGGTAAGAACCCCACTAGCGGAATACAACCAAAGACGTTTGCCGTCCTTCTCCCATTTCTTCGCTAATCTATTTAATGATTCAATCAGCTTACATTCTTCCGGGGTACATTCGATCCCTGCGTCAGTAAAATATTTTACTCCCATATTATTGATTTGTTTAATTTACGAGCCTCTGATAAGGCTCGTGTTAGTATATCCTTTTTTCTTATAATCTCCTTATATCTTTTGATATTCATTTTTATTATCTTCATAATAAGTTCTTTTGTTTTAATAACACCAACATCTTATTCCAATCAACATATCCTTTATCCGTGAGCGGAGTGCCGATATTCCTGTCATCTATATAATAATCACAATACAATTTTGGTGATGATGATACTGGCTCAGGATTGTAGTTCACCGAATACAGATTGATATGATTATATCTAAACCAGTCTACGGCATCCTGTAGATATTTACCATCTCTTACCGTATACAATATCAGAAGATTCTTATCGCCCAATTCCCTCAATACGCTAGCGGCTCCGATATTGTCTCCTACATAAGGGTATAAGTCTGTCACGCATGTCCCATCGAAATCTATTCCTATTATTTTCTTCATATTATATATCTTATAATAAATACTCTTCTATTTTCTTAGCCATATCAATAAGCATCTCACATCTAAGGTCGTTAAGATCCTTACAAAACCTCATCTCCTCCTCATGCTTTTCCTCCGGCGATCTGTTATCACTTATACTGTAGCATGGTGATGAGCATATCGGTATGGGCTTCATGGCATCTATGGCTAATTTGATAGCCTTTTCTTTGATATCGCTTATATTAATTTCTTTTCGCATCCAGATCATACCGCTATCATGGCAATCAGGAAAATCGACATGACCCGGGTCACGTATTAAACAGCTTCCCTCGTTATAAAAACAGCATCCTGTACAATGATCTTCTTTTATCTCCGGGACAGCCACGTATGTCATTCCTTTGTATATTCTAACTTCTCCTTTTCTTACCTTATTTATCTTATTCATCTTATCAGATTTTTATATCCTACACGTTTTAATTCCTCTTCAGTAGCTTTCTTCTTCGGGAACTTCCCGTGCCATTTACCGGGCACCACGACATCACGTCCGTCTGGGCTGGTAGCCAGCCTCCCGCATTCGCTGCACAGCCCCATGCCCTTGTACGGCTGTAGTTCCTTGGCATAGTCGAATTTGTCCACCATATACTCGTTTGTCAACATCCAGTAACTAGACGTAGCGGTATTATCAACGCAACCGCATTTAGCGCATACAAATAAGCTCATAGTAAATTATTTAATATCATTATCCTTCTTATCATCGTCAATCCTCTCCACCTTAATCGTCCCCATATCACCTGAAGGTAACGTGATATCACTATACACATTATTCCAGTCCTCGTCAATGGCCAACTGATGTAATATCGACCTATATATTTGGTAGGTGTTGCCGATAAGTCTCTTCCTATTTATCTTATCCTTACTGCCTCCATCGTACCCTATATGCTCAAAATCCTCAAGATCTGGGAACAACCTTCTTCTTATCGCTCGTGAGTTATTGACTATAAAGCTTCTTATCCCCAGCGATTCCGTCCTATCCATATCATCTATCAACGTATCTGTTGTATGCTGTAGATCCATGTCACCCGCCGCAAATCTACTGATGTCTTCCACGCATTGTGAGATCAACATCAGTTGCTCCCTTGTTAAGGTTATTTTGTAAAGTTGTTTATTGTTTATAACCATCTATTTGTTCTTTATATTAATTACTTCCATTTTATACTTCTCTGGATACTCTAGACATGTGCATACTATTAAAATAGAATCATTCAACATGGTTACTTTATTACCCCTATCATCTACATAAACAGTTTTAGGATAACAATCAACATCTTCTTCTTTTTTATCCTTACATCCTATCATAATAATAGATAGGATAATAATGCTTGCTTTAATCTTTGTCATAACAGTTCCATATCATTCTTGTATATCACGTCACCTTCTTTCATTTCGTCTATTTTATTAATTTCATTATCAATACAGTAAAGTTAAATATTGTACATACTATGGACATCCATAATGTTATACTTACCATAAATCCTAGGCTTTTAGGTATAGGATCTATTCTTCTGAATGTTAAGATCATGTATATAAATGTCTTTATGTTCATAATTTACGATATTTTTCTATATAGTTAACTATCAAATCTTTAACTCCTTTTGGTACATCTACCAGTTTGAGATTACCTTGGAATATGTCCTTGCCGTACTCATCCATAATCTCCCCGAATGAAGGATTCATGACTCTTGTTGACATAGATATCGGTTGATCAGTGTCAAATTTGATAACGATCTTCTTTCCACCGTTTATCGCCTTTTTAAAAGCCACGTAAAGCTTTCGACCTTTTATTATATCACAATTCCCTTTCAGGATATTAGACATATGTATGACATGCTCTTTCTTCGCATCTCCGGGGTTGTCCATCAGCTTAAGATCTCCTCCGACATCTTTCCATTTCCTGAAGCACGAAAAACATAGACTGTGATTTGCCTTGGCATGCTTAGGTATCATCCTGCTGCTGCCGGCTGGGATCGTGTCGCCACAGCGGATACATGTCCTATCCTTGTTGGTGCGCATCGGCACATAGCTCTTTATCGGGTATTCTTTTCTTTTATACATCTTCTTCTGTTTTCAAAATTATCATCACCATACTCATAATTAGGACAAGCTTTGTTGCTTGGTCGTCTAACATAAGTTTTTTGCTTCCTGTTATATTTACTGTTAGGATTTACATAATGGTCACACACTTGCCAAATAGAGCAACATACTTTCCCGTATCTTTTCGCCCACTCCTGATCATGTAGATGTATACAAGTGGCGCAAGTCGGATTCTTAAGCTTATCCTTGTTATCATCTATGATCTTATTGACCTTATCAAGAATAATATGCATTTTTTCAATATTTATGACGTTAAATGCGTCTGGCTCCGGAAGATATGTCATCGAGCTTATATCTATGTCCATTTCCTTGGATTTGTTGTAAGCCGATTTGTATTTCCTTACCATCAAATCTTTTAACTGATTTACCTTCTTCTCATATGTTCCCATGTCTCATTCGGTTTTCCATCCCTGTTTCCTTAATAAATCCACCATCATCCCCTTTATCTTAGGGCTAATGGCTTCGGTAAGTATATCAGCGGCCAAGTTAATAGAGAAGCTGGTCATCCTAGACTCCCCTATATACTTCTCGCTGGTAACTTCTTTCACATAATCGTGAATATCCTTAATCATCTCATTTTGAGATCTTAGGAGATCCAGTATCTCATCAAGTTTATCATTCATCTTTTTTCTCAAATACACCTGACAATAACCAGACAATCACTATCAGAAAGAAACACAACCCAAGCGCCTCATCCGGGTAATCATGCATAGCCTCTAAAATTCCCCTCATAACTTAACATCCATTTTGTTGATTATCTTATAAAATATATCCCTAGTCAGCTCAATATCATAAGTAGCGTCATGGAGTTTATTCTCATCAATCTCAATACCCATGGTCTTAGCCACGGTCATCAACTTAAAGTTCTCCATATCGTTTCTTACACCCATCAGGAATGGTGTCACCATAACATATACATCCATACAGTTGGGATAGAACCATGATCCGAAATACTTATCCCCACATTGCTGGAATAAAGCCCGTAGGAAGCTGTTATCGAATCCGGCGTTGTTATACCCCACTAAATACATTTTATCCCTCTTGTCGAACTTATTCACGTATTTGGATAATATACCAACTAACTGCCTATACCCTTCTTCCATAGGCTGATACGACTGCACTTGCTCCAAGGTAACGCCAGCCACGTCCAGCGCCTCCTGCTCTATCGTGGCGGCAGGGTTCGGGGCTAGGCGGATGTCGAACCTCTCAGCCTCCTGCCCGTCGATATCCACGATCCCTCCTATTTGGTGTATCCCGTTTCTCCAGAACTTAACCCCGGTTGTCTCTAAATCGAAAAATAGTAATTTACTGGTCATATTTTGTATATCTTTTAAATTATCCATGATTTGAACAATTAAACGCCAACCATCCACTTACAACTCCCATCGCAAAAATAAACAAAATCATAAGTGATAACAGCGCCCAATCTTCTGTATTTAGTTTATTGCTCTCCTTCTTTTCAACATTGAAATCGAAATCAAATGTCGTATTATTAGCTATCTTCCCATCAATGCCTTTGTTATTTAAATGGAGTTTCTTTTTGATTTTTCTTTTATTCATGTTTTATGTCTTTTAAATTACCCATAATTCAATCAATTAAATGCCAACCATCCACCTGCAAATCCCATTGCGAAAATAGATAAGATTATAGATGTGAATAATATCCAATCTTTTGCGCTTAGCTCATTATTATCTCTCTTTATTTTCTCAAGATAATCATATATAGCTGTATAAACAGCATGGTGAATATTCTTGTCTCTAGCCCTTACGATATTATCATATTCATTATATCCTAGATTATAGGTGGCGCTTTCGATCCTCATATTCCCCGTAACCTTTTTATTTACATCGAAATCGAAACTAACCACTATATCGGTGGTTAGAGCGCTGGCGATTTTGCTTTTTATCTCATCATTACTGAGATTAGCATCGTGCACTAATCGCTCATAGTCTTTATCGTCAAGAATTATCTGTTTTTTAATATTCATATCCCTAATATTTCTGCTACATAAACAAATCCATAACATATACAATTATCAGCATCATGCTCCCCATAATCAACATGCCAGATAACAGCGCATGGGAAATAGAGTGGCATATCCTCAGCCATAGGCTCCTCTCTAAAGTCATCAATGTTTATCTTCTCCCTCCACCTCCACAGGTCTTGGATATCGTTTAAAATCAATTTATCCATAACAATCTGGTTTTTAATGTTGATACAAAAGTACGATTTAAACAAAAATAAAAGCATGAATAATATTAAAATAATATTAATCATGCTTAAATATAAATATATCCCTTCTAGTTCTTACGGATATACGTATTCGTACTCATCTGGAGGAGATGTCTTGTAGTTGTAAATTTCATAGAAAATCATAGAAATAACTAAGATATCCTACTCCATTTTAGACGCTTCAACACAACTGGCAACCCGGCTGCTCTGCGTCCGTATAGCCGCATCAACTCCTACGGCTTGTATATTTATTGCAGCGTTGAGATCCCTGTCGATCTCCAAGCCACAATCTTTACAAACAAATGTTCGATCCGATAATTTCAGATCTTTATTCTTCCAACCACATCTTGAATAGGTTTTCGAGGATGGGTAAAAACGATCTATAACAATCAGTTCTTTACCATACCACCTACACTTGTATTCAAGTTGGTTACGGAACATCGAGAAAGAAGCATCATATACAGAACCGGCAAGTTTGTGATTCTGTAGCATACCGGAAGCATTTAGATTCTCAATACAGATAACATCGTAATTATTTACCAGCATCGTGGTCAAATTATGCATGTACCATGAACGCTTGTTGGCTATATCACGATGAAGTCTTGATACTTTTAGCCTGCATTTGTTTCTTCGATTACTTCCTAATTTCTTTCTTGATAAATGCCGTTGCATCCTTTTTAACTTCGCTTGGTTCTCACAAAGAAAATGGGGATTCTCAACAGCAATCCCATCAGATAATGTAGCTAATGTCTTAATCCCTAAATCAACTCCGACTGTTTTGCTAGTTTTCTGTTTGTAACACTGTTCTGTTTCTACAAGAACTGATACGAAATATTGACCAGCACGGTTCTTTGAAACGGTACAGGAGATAAAACGAGCGTTGTCTGGAACTCCACGATCGATAACAATCTTAACCCATCCGATCTTTTCGATCCGGATCTTATTGTTAGTGATTTTAAACTTCGGGAACGGCAATCTAAACGACTGGTTGTCGTGTTTATTTTTGTAATTCGGTTTACCGAGTTTTTCTTTCCTGTTCTTGTTGAAGTATTGTCTGGAGAACTCGATAAAATCACGTTGCTTCTGCTGCAAGGTGGCTGCCGATACTTCATTTAACCAAGGTTTTTCAATAACAAGATCCGACTTTATCGGGAATTTCGGATTAGGGTTTGTTTCTTTATCGTATGAGTTAAATGAGTCAACACAAGCATTCCATACAACACGTACGCATTCGAATGTTTTTGCAAGAAGTTCTTCTTGTGTTTTGTTCGGATACATACGATATTTATATGAACGCTTTATTAGACTCATCATCAATTCATTTTAATATATTAAATATACAAATAATTCTATGATTTTACAATGGATTACTATCGATTTTGTAATTATTTAATCATACTTGTCTCCTCTTCTGTATACTAACGCTACCCAACAGTCATATTTTTGCTGTATCCTAAAAGAGGAACACCTTCCATAGGGGGATTATCCTCCGTTTTGTACCTTATTCTTGCTGTTTGTTTTATACTCATATAATCCATTTTTTAATAATGTTATCATCAGTGAAAATAACGCATCTATAAGATGTTTCTCTTTTCCCCAATATATAGGAATATCATCTATATCCCTATATAATGCAAACCATGCGTTTTCTAGCTTATAACATTCGAATGTAGAACCCTCTATCTCATATGGGAGTAAATTCAGTAACGTCCCTACATCCCAAACCGGGTTGGATATATCCGGGGTAACGGCCTCGATCAGTCCTATACGACCAGCGTCATCCTCCATGGAATGCAATGAGTCAAGGTACTTGTCTCTGAATCCGATGGCGGTGGAGATAGGGAGGCCGGCCTCAACCAGCACTCTCCCCTGTTCTTTTGTGGTGAATATCCTTTCTTTCATCTAACCCTTGATCTTTTTCTCTACAGTAACAATCGTATCATTATGCCATCCCCCATGAGCCACTAGAAGAATCTCCTGCTGCTCGAAACCAAGCCCTGCCCCTATACCGCCGGAGTTCCACGCGCAGGTAATGACCACCCCTCCTTTCTTGGTGATCCTAGCTATCTCCTTCTTCTGCTTAGCCCAATAACTAGATTGTGTTGTTTGCATATCAACAGCACCTCCAAGTCTTTTATACGACTCGGATACCTGTCTCGTGGAATATGGTGGATCATATAGTACCATATCAGCTATATTATCCTTAAGACCACACAGGAAGTCCGTGGCGTCCTTATGATACATAGCCTTAGTCTCAGGGTCAAGATCGTTGGTGATCGTCCCTATATCGCTGTTTCTGGCGAATGGATCCACTATAACCATTCCGTCTTTTTTATATCTATCTATAAGTTCTCTTATCGGTTTTATGCTGAATGTCTCGCTGTTCGGCATTGACCATTTCTTGTTTATAATCATCCCTTAATTCTGTTTTAAATTTAAGCTTCATAGTACTTATAGGTACAGGATCGCATACGTCTTCCCACCAATTCTTGTGCCCTTTTGGTGGATGTATATCCTTTTTCCATGAAGACCCCTTAACTGTTTTGACTCTTCCGTATGGCTTTATTTTGCTCATGTTTATCACATGTCACATTAGTATCCGTTTCTGATGATCCGAACATAAGCTCATCAGTGATCTTGCGAAACTCCTTTACAATATCATTCATCTGCTTACGCTCTATGCTTCTTAGCAAATGGGCTATCACATCCACTGTCCATCCATTGCCCGCTAAAGACATGGCCGTATTCGGGGCTATCCCATCAAGGTAATCATCCGGCAATGTCTGTAGCCTACACATCTCCACAGGAGTCAGGTATCTGAACTTATCTTTCATGTCAAAGGCATTAGGATATCTTCCGGGCGGTAATGATGATATCACGTTATCTTTCATGACTGTTGTAAGGCAATTACTTTTCTTAATAGAGGTAGTATTCTCGTCTTTTCTTACTTCCAGACATTGCGTTATTTTCACGTTCTTGTCATAATCCTTTCGATGTCCGTCCTCTCCTATCCTTCTACCGACAATGACTCCTATATATATTCCTCTTATGGCTCCCGGATTCCAGCCCTTGTCATGCTCTAAAATATCATCCAACGATATATGTTTGTCTTTCGGCATTTCTACCGGCCAATTACACCAATAAAGACGATGCCGGGTCTGTGCCGAGACCAAGGCGCTATCGATCTCCACCGGCTCTACGCCCAGCTCCTCCGTTATCACTCGGCGATGCTCGTCCCGCATCCGGACGTTCTCGCCCAAGAACAGGATCTTACCTTTGGTCTCCTTCTTTAAATGCCTTACGATGTCCGAGAAGCAAAAGAAAAGTCTCCCCCTTGCGTCCATGAATCCCTTACCCTTACCTGAGCTAGAGAAACTCTGGCAACAGAACCCTCCCATGACCAGATCTATGTCTTTCCAAGGGATATCCCATGTTCTCCAGTTATTGACATCTCCTAACCGGATAATATCAGGGAAATGCTTCTGGCTCACCTTTATGCATGTATTGTCTATCTCCGAGGCGTAATAAGCATCTATAGGTATGCCGGCTCTTTGTAACGCTAGATACCCACATGATATTCCGTCAAATAATGATAATACTTTCATATTGTTTATTTATTCTCAGGCCTAAAAATATCCTTTGCGATCATATCAAGGGAGATTTTATGTATCTTAGGTAAGACCTTAACCAATTTTATACCAAAATTTTCGCCTCTCTTAACAAACGTCCATTTACCATATATGATTCCATGCATCATGTTCTGTATTACTTCCTTACTGTCTGTCAAGAATACTTGGTAATAGACACTTTTGGCATAATTAAAATCCTCCCCATGATCATTCGCCGGTCTTAATATCATTACAGCCGAAGAGCGTCCACGAACGAATCCGTGTATCTCAAGGCATTCCTCGAACTCATAATTATCACGTTCCTCGTCATGATCATCTTTAACCCACTTACATGGTTTTCCATCTTTAAATGGGATTCTTAACTGTTTCTTTGTCATAATTGTTTTTTATATTAATTGTGATATTACTCTAATAGCATAGAAGGAAACGCTCTTTCTCTCATCATTTGGATAAAACTCATTCCCGTTATAAGTCACTAACCATGCTTTCTCATAATTATATTGAGTGCTAGTCCAATAACTTGTAGCGCCTTCGTCTATATCTAATCCATCGATAAGAGACATGCATCTGTTAATCTCATCTAAATTATTTATGATCTCCATCCATTCTCCCACTGATGCCAGATATCCCATTTGCCCGTTCTTGAATTGAGTAACAGTACATTCATAAGCGGCACTAGCATGCGTATATTCCGCGATACTTTGTGTGTTTTGAAATCCATTAAAATCTTTTTTTTGCTTCATTACTTGATGTTATTGTAGTTACTCCTTGGATCAATCCAGTCGTATTAGACCAGCTTCGATTCTTAATCTCAATACCTGAAATAACGAAGCTGCTGTTGTCGCTTATCAACGCCACTCCCACGGCGTCGTTTCTCCACGAATAACTCCATTTATCACTAGTATATAACTTGCCATTGGTGTGTAAGATATATATACCGTTTGAAACGGTTTGACCGCCTATCATCCTTCTTCTCATATTCTTCTATCTTGCTAATGTATGTTTATAATTCTAAGTTTATCATATTCTTCAGTAAGAATCCCATGATCAAACAATTTGTTAACGTCTATTTCAAAGTCCCTATATTTGTCAGTTATATTGTTATCAGTCCACATGTTCAATATCCCCTTATCATCCAACTGCATATGGATAAAGCCTTTTGTCACCTTCTTTCCGGCTTTAAGAGCCTCTACGTCTTTATCGGTAATCTTTTTCATGCTTTTAATATTTTATCGTTACAAGTGAACTACTCACGCCTAAAGTCAGGGAAATTCACGCTTAATCCTTAAATTCATCTTTCATCCTGATCTTTATGCCCCCCATATGATAATTCCTTATGAGCTGTGACAAAATAATCAACCGCATCTTCATCTAATAAACTATGCGGACACCTTTCCCATACAGGACTTTGATCTAGATGATCCCATGTAGCTACAAGCAACTGATTCTTGTCATTATCAACAGTTATTTTATATGTCCCTATAGTAGCCTTACGTTTAATGATCGCTCCATTTAACATCTGCTTCTTAGCCCAGCTCCATGAACCTCTCAGCCCAAATGTTCTTATAACCCAGTCATTTATCTTCTTCATTTCAAGTTATTTGTTAAAAGCGTAATATAAATATAAATACATAAATTGGATAGGGCTATTCACCATACCCTTATCAGTAGGCTCGTCATACTTGTCAAGCCAAAGACGAAGCGCTTCCCAATCGATATCCCGCCGGTCACAGACCATGCAGGCTAGGTTAGCCCCGAACAGATCCCCTCCGCCACGTAAAGACTCGTTAAATCTCTTGGCTAGCCTTTTCTTGAATCCTTTATTGTACCAAATACCGGAGGTAGCGGCATAACAGTAATAAGCGTTGTATTTCATTTTCACACCCATCTTCTCAAATAAAGGCGTATGCCATATCCGGTCAAGGAAGAATACTATTCCACGATAGATAAAGGTTCGCAGGTTCTTTCTGTATCTTTTCCCCATGAAGTTATCCACACAAGATATAGTTCCGCCTGAATAGTACCAGTTATTGGCGCCTCTCTTAACCTTATCCGTCATCTTGAACTTATTTTTCCTATCCTCTACCCTATCCCAAGGCTTTAATTTATCCTCATTAAATGTCGGGCAATAATGATAGTAATGATTGATCCATGAAAGGTATGGGTTGTATATCGTATATCCATTATCACTTACATATGAGTTTATCTCATACCCAAGCTTCTTAGCTAATGGCGATCCCTCATCAGCCAATACCTTCAATATCGGGTTCAAGTTCCATATCTGGTCTTGGCTGACGAACATCGAATAACAAGGATCCTCATCCTCGCCATACCATCCTCCCATCCCGCTCACTATTTTATCCAAATCAAGTGAATAATCTTTCCCGGGTAAAAAATCATCTCTAAGAAAAAAACCTCTATATGGGATCATATCATGTATTCCGGGTTGGTCGTCAAATATGAACTTAGCGTTCTCGGTCAATCTAATCAATGTTTGCAAGACAGAGGATATATCTATGGGTGCATATTCACACCCATAGACCTTATTATTTATCCAAAGATATTGAAGAAGCTCGGCTATATTAATAGTCCCGTCCTCCACATATCCTGTCTTGTTATCGAAGTTTATTTTGGCTAGAGGTATATTACTCCCTTGTGGTTGGCCGCTTTTTTCATTACAGCAATGCACGAACCTGTCAAAGAATATATCTTTCCAACCAAAATATTTATCCCTTATCGTCATAAGCCTATTTCTTGTCGTATAACGACATGACGTTAATAAGATCAGCTTTTCTAACCATCCCCTCAAGTTTGTTAAAGCCATCCATATTATCTCCACTGATGATGATAGTAGGATATACCTCTATACCGTACTTGGATATCTCCTCCTCCGTGGTCTTGTTCTCCGGGATCTGGTTCAACGTAACCTCACCCTCATACTCCTGTAACGTGTTGGCGATAATATATCGCATGTGATCGCTGTACTCAGCGTCTTTCTTCGTGAAAAAATCAATTCTTACCATCTCAAATAGTTTTTAATCTGTTAATAATCAAATCAGCAGTAAATATAGCATTATCTATCTCATCTACACCCATCTTCCTTCCATCGAAACTGTTAGATAATAAATCCTTCACGATCTGATATCTTCTCAACTCCCAATCTATGTCTATATCAAAATTAAGATGCCTTACACAATCATAATTCAGCTCTTTATGATTCTTACCAAGGTACTTAACTATCGAGAATGGAGTGCCATCATCAATAGTACGCCTGATTACATTAACGTATTTACCGGTTCTTTTATCGATAGCCATCAATATCTCATCTACTATTCTTTCTCCTGACTTTTCCATCCTATAAGCCCTTTGTTATGTTTATCGTAATATAATAACGCTATGGCATTCCATGCTACTTGAGCAAGATGCATACACCCTGTATCCGAATCAAATCTCTCTCCTTTTGCATAAGCGACTAAGTGTCGCATGGTTGCGGCAAAATACCTATTGAATCCATTAGGTATATCTTGCCATGAGTTATCGGCGTATTTCTTGGCCCCTTCCGTATATACCCTCACGATGTCCTCTATCTCAGCCAAAGGAAGGAGATCCCACCGGAGTTTGCCGTCGGCCCGGTCGTTCTTCCCGCTGCCGTCTTTCCCTACGAGCGGCCCGCTTGCCACCACTGCGTCTCCTATTTTTGGCTTCCCGAAATTCATCGCCTCATCCGCTGTCTCATCATCAATAAGCCTTAACTTGATAGCCCTGTTTAACGAGACAACCATCTCCTCATCAACCCAAATGAATTTATATGTCTCATCAAATAACGGTTCTATTTTCATCATTCCTGTACGATCGGCGGTTTCAAGTACCTCAAATACCTCACCGTCATAAACAACCTTTTCGTATTTGCTAAATTCCTCTTTCATTTCAAACTCCTTTTTGTTTTATTAATAAAATTCACTAAGATCCCTGCATTCTGGTGTCTCACCTGTTATGGAATAAAGCTCACCAGATGATAGATATACGCAATGCGAGGTCTTCCCGTCCCTCCACTCGCTTTGCTTCGTAATCCCGCAAATAGCGCAGCGTTGGATCCCCGGCCCTGCCTTTACCCACGAGTGTCGTACGTTTTTCTTTCTTGTCCTGTTGGTGTCGTCAAGTTTCCTCATATTAATCCTCCAAAGTCATTATAATCTTATCTTTCCCGATAATAACCTCATTCCCGCTCCTTACATCAAAGCATTTTCCTTCATCTGCCTCCTTGAAATAAAGAGCACCATTGTACTCGAACAAACCGAAGCCGTAATCGTCTAGCTTCATTTTGCTAAGTTTTTTGAACTTATATACGTTTTTCATATCCTCCATATTTCCTTTATCCATATAAAACATCGATGCCCCCATTGACATTACCCCTACAACTGCCATAATTAGTCCCTCGTAGAACATGCTGCAATGTAGTTTATTCCAACCCTTCATTATTACAATTATGGATAATATGATTATCGCCACAATAAACAATATCCATATCATATCACATCTCCTTACTTTTTAAGAACTCCATCATATCCTCCACGCTAAGCTGGAAGCCGGCAGCCGCCTTATGGCCTCCTCCACCGGGGTTGGCCTTGCGTGCCAGCGCCGAGACATCCACCTCCTCCTTGGTGGTATAGAACGAGCATCTGAAGAATCTGCCGTTCCAGCAAAATGGCATCATCAGATCATGTCTCTTAGGGTTATACATAGATTCAAATGTAGTAGAGTTAAACTCCGTGGTATTCATACATATAGCCTTGTACCCAAATACATCAGCCTCGAATGAGAACATATTCATCTCCCCTCTGTTTTTCTCTACTATATACTCTATTATAGCCTCCCCGTTATTTATCATATCATTCACTAAGTTGCTATCGGCTTTATCTAGTACATCCTTAACAATGTTTACATCAAGACCGCAATATCCCCTCATCCCGTACTGGAACGCCATGACATCACTCCACTCGAACCGGTCGTGATCCCATACATCATAAGCACTCAATAATTCTACCACATTAGGAGTTTTGATGTCATCGAAAAGATATTCCCACGTAAGCTCACAGGCCGCCGCCCCTATACGCCTCTTGCCCTTTACCTCGTAATCCCTCATATCGTCTATGGCTGTCTTATGATGGTCTATCCATACGACATCTATACCTTTCTCTTTCCACTCATCGAAAAGGAATCTCGTTCTGCTCCCAAATGACACGTCAACTACAAATACCTTATCATATTTATTCACGTCAGGTATTTCCTTGCCGTAATTGTAAGGAAGAAGATCAATGTCCCCTTTGAAATACTTTTTCACTATAGCCGCTGACATTACTCCGTCAAGATCAGCCTCATGATATATACACCCAATCATAATAATTTTTTTATTTGTTTCAATTCATATTCTATCACACTGATACGACCCATGATAATATTTTTATCATCGTCATTATCATGATCACCATCTTCCTTCTTAGATAAGATATTATCTATTTGGGCTGACGCTAATACCATCATCATGCAATGATTTGATTTAATTTTTTTTAATATATCTACGCCATTTATCGTAATTAGAACACCAATATTTTTTATCCCATCTATACCCATATTTATAATCTATTGTTTTTAATTAAAAAATCTATGTACTCTTTTATCTCCTTGTTTCGACCGTTATCCCAATCAAATGTCTCGTTTATGAATTTGAAGTACGATACCGGAATTGAATGCAACATCCATCCACAATACTTGCCGAATGCCATTAACGTAGAGCCAAGGGGATGATCCGGTCTCCCGGGAACAGGGGCGGCGGTTACGCCCTGCGCCAGCCCCCTCCTACGATCTTTCTTGGCGGCTTTGATATCCAGATCTGTTTTCGTTACCTTATCCCCCATCGGGATATTGGTAATTAGTTTATCGCCGATAAACATCCCCCATCCATATCCTTTGTAGTTCTCTATACTAAGTTCTCTTATATCACCGAACCTTGACGAGTTATTGCAACAATCAACGACCAATGCGCTATCCTTACCGTCCTTTATCCTGACAGCTCTCCCAAGCCACTGATAAAACGACGAGAATGAGAATGTTGGTCTTCCTACTATTACACAATCCAGACCCGGATGATCGAATCCCGTACCGAGGGCGGAATAGTTGAACACTACCTTCGTCTTACCCGACTTAAACCTCTCAACTATAGCCTCCCGCTGCTTCTTTGGCGTGCCTCCGTGAACCACCTCCGCAATGCCGGCACATATCTTGGCGTTCATCCATTCGGCGGCAGTATTGCAGCTCTCAACAGAATCCATAAACACCAGTATAGATCTACAGATGTCTTTTAATACCATCAACCGACGTAAAATAAGGTTGTTTAAGCCATTTTTTCTCACCGCCTCACTAATTGACTCAGCCGTATATTCGGAGCCGTTAGAATTGAGCTTAAGGGCATCTCCATTGAAATCCCATGTCTCATATTTAAGAGGTGTCCAAAATCCTTGCCTTATCATCTCCTCTACCTGTATCACGTGAATCAGGTTCTTGAAATATACCGGTCTCATACGAGTGATGAAATTAAGTTGGGAATATGATGTCTGTCCTATCGACATGTTTTTAAGTCTACATGGCGTGGCTGTAAACCCTATCACCTTTCTCGGCTTCAGCTCATTCATGAATGTCATGAACTCACTGCCATCCTCAGGACTGTATCCGGCGTGAGCCTCATCTATCAATACGTTTCTGATTCCCATCTCCTTAAGCTGACCAACAACCTTCTTGATAGACCCTAACGTGGCGTATATCATGTTAGACAGCTCTTTCTTGCCACAGGAGGCGGAGTAGATGGTCGCCGGTATGCCATATGATGTAAGCTTGCAGTAGTTTTGTATTAGTAATTCGCGAGACGGCTGGAGAATCAGCGTCTTATCTCCCATCAATCTAGCCGCTTCTGCTATGAGGATCGATTTACCGCAACCTACCGGTCCGATGACTAATACTGGATCATGTCTATCAGAGTTTATGTAATCGGATATACTTTTAACACACTCCTCTTGATATGGTCTTAGTCTGTATATCATTTGGATCTGTAGTTATCAAAAACGTCTTTCACGTACTCTAATCTTATCGCACACTCCCGACCATCGTCCATTTTCACCATCAACGTCTCTTTGGTCTTGCTTATGGCTATCACCTCTCCTATCCCTATCTGGATATGAACTATATCACCTATCTTTACATCAAATTTACTCATGGTCCAGCCTTTTATTAAATTCCTCTATCTTGCTCCTGTCTGTCTCTTTGGTCATCTTAGCCTCTTCCTTGAATATGTCATACCCTTCTCGGATATTGTCTCCAACCATATTCTCTATCATCTCCCTTAACTCATCGCTTCTTACGGCGAAAGATATCTGAAACGATTTACTTGTACCTTTCATTAGATAATCAATCTCCTTCTTGCATTCTGTCATCAACCGATCCAGATTATCGAATTTAACGAACTTAGAGTTGCCATTGGCTTTCCTTACCCCATCCTTGAAATCCTCCAATATCCCGTTAAACACATCTGCCATACACATCATGGAATGTAGCCATACCAGCATATTGAATTTATATTCATTATCAGCGTTGTTCATCAAACTCACCAAAGACTCGCTTTTTGTCAACATGATCTTCGATTCCCGGTCTACGATATCCTTTATCTCCTGCCGGCATTTCATGGCACCAACGAAATCCATTTTAGAATAACATTCATTTGATTTCTCTACCAATTTCCTGATATCCTTTCTAGACATCAGAAGATCCAATACCTGTTTTTCTCTTTCGTTTTTATCCATAATCGTTTATTTATTGACACAAATATAATTAAAGCCTAGATATTTACCTAGGCTTTTTAATAAAGTTAATCTTTTTTATTCTTTCTTTTTGACTCGTCCCAATCCGATGAGTACCTGCATGTCCCTTGTTTGTGGATCGAGAAATCGCACCAAAAACACAAGGGCTTGGGGCGGGGTTCAAGGCAGGCCGGCTGGCGTCCCATGAGGTAGCGCTTCTCGTACTTATACCCTTGTTTGGCATCGTCCCAAACGTGAGCTTGATAGCTATCTATTTTATTTGTCTCGAAATCATACATATCAAGAAGGATATCATTAAGTTCCTTGACCGATCTCTCCACTTTCTCCTTATCTACCTTCACGTTTTGGTTATCCAACATACGGGTAAAAAAATAGCTACACATATCTGGTAATACCTTATACTTCCTGTATATGTAAAAGGCGTATATCGGATGCTGGAGATTGTGAAGCAATTTATCCTTATCGAATAATTTTCTCCCAGACTTCCAGTCTATCGTATACATGGCTGTTCTGTCTTTTGTCTTATACTCACCTCTCCAGTCTACTGATCCTATGATATGTACCTTATCGTATGTCACACCATCCAATGTAAGGGGCTTGGGTAGCTTATAAGGCAGGACGAAGTCCTCCTCCACGCCGGCCGGTCTCGACCCCCGGATCACTTTCTCCATTGGCGTAAGGTCCGACCACGCTTTCTTGTAATTACCAGCCGCATCCTTCTCGAACAATCCTACAATCCATCTTATTAACCTAGCGGCATGTTGCATGGACTCGATCTGCGATTTTACGCTATCGAAAGGAATCTGTTCTATATCAGCGTAGTAGTTGAATGCCTTGCTCATATCCTCATAAGAAGGTCTGCATCCGTTCTTGAAGAAATATTCCATTGTCTGATGGATAACCGTACCATATGACGTGGCCTCATGCTTCTCCGTGGACCTATTCCCTTCCACGTAAGTCTTATACCATTTATATGGACATTGAACGAACGTATCTATCTGGGAGTATGAGGCGGCGAGAACCTTCTCTCCGTTTATAACCTTACATAACAAATTATTCTCCGGTATTACCATAAAGCTTATCTATTTTTATGTCATGTCCGTATAAGTCCATTAACAGGTTTTGTAGATGGTGAAGATTCTTAATCTGAATAGGATCGCTTAGATCGTCTTCCAGATCCCTAAGGCTAAGATAATACCCATCATCAAAAATCTCTATAGATATTCCGTAGCCTCGATATACATCCCGCCCCTTATCACGCTTGAAATAGATAGTATCAAGTATATTATCATCTATCTCAATAGGCATGACATCATCTTCCCCGGAATACCATTTCATTATCCCATCATCAACCTCACGTTCAAGGATCAATGACTTACTTTCATTACGCATACCAGTAACGCACCCTACTCTCCATATATTGCCAGCCTTGTCTTTTACAAGATCCCCTATCCTTAGTTCTTTAGCCGAAATCATACTCATCCTCCTCATTGTGATCGTCATCGCAATCATCGACAAGAGGGGTTTCTAGCCCCTCTTCCCAATCGTCATATCCGAAATCCATTATTTGTCCTTAAAATAAACATACAACATATCCGCAAAAATCCCTACAGTTAGTTCATCAACAGGTTTATCACCGAAGACATCATCCGATATCCTTATACCAATCTTCTCTTCAATCTCCATCAACACCTCTAATAAATCAAATGGATCCATAGCCAGATCAGATGATAAATTACTATCTTCTTTTACATCATCAATTACCTCTATATTATTAATGTAATTGAACTTATGCATTTTTTCAAATATCTCTTTTCTGGCTAGTTTCAATATTTTATCTCTCTCCATGATTATTTAGATAATTATATAATATATCCATAAATTCCCCTACCGTAAGTTTAGTATAAGGTTTGATGTTTAGTGTCTCATCAGGTATAGATATACCCATCCTTTTCTCTATTTCCATCACCACCTCTGCGTAGTCAAAGGAATCCATAGCCATGTCAGTCGCCAGCCCATCCTCGTTATCGATCTCGGCAGCATGATTAAAACCCGTAAACTCACCCATCTTCTCAAAGATCACTTCCTTGACTACTTTTTCAATTTCTTTTCTTTCCATGCTAAATTGACATCTTTAATCTTCTACCTAATTCTTTTTTTATATCTGATATTCTTTCGATGTCCATCTTAACATCTCCAGTAATAGTATATTCCTTATCCATTTTCTTAGGAGGATCCGGGAGTCGGCTTACGGCGAACAACCATGCCAGTTCCTTGTTCTTGTTCTCCCTAAGATATAGATCAGATGTCATGCCATACATTTTTATGATCGTATCGAATAGCGTCGACTCCGATAAGCTCATATGTACGCTATAGACATTTGACGGCTTCCATATCAAGTTATCCAACCTCATCGTGTATTCACGTTTAAGGTCTATATGGGATATTACGGCCCTTACTATAGGTTCTTCCTTGAAGTTGGTGTTAGCCACAAACCAGATAAGCCTTTTTTCCACCTCCTTGATAGCTCCTGTATCCTTACCCATATCGTTATATACCCCAACGATACGATCCCGGATCCCCTCGACCTCCGGTGTCAGGCCGGGTGTCTCTATCAGCATCAGCAGCGACCCTCCCCTTGGCGTTATCTTCCACTTCCCATTCTTCTGAGGCTCGATATAACCAGACGCTTTATAGCCGTCTATTTTCTCTTTTGGAATGACATCAGCCATCTCCTCTTTTTGCCGGATCATCAAAAGATACCCGACATCGGACATTGTTAATCCTGATGTCATCATCTGTTCAAAATTTATGTACATAAATGAATGAATTAAAATATTGATCTTATTTTTCTAGCTATTCTCTCAACTATGTCAGAATGATCATTATCATTGTATATATCAATCAATCTACGAAGTATATATAATCTTGTGTCCTCATCCAAAGAATCAAACCATAACTCATCGATACGTTTATTAATCGGCTTAAACATTCTTAACTCAGGTATAAGCTCATATGCAAAATCATCTTTTCTATCTGCCAACTCAAGCATATCAGCCGCTTCAACTATAGCCACACATATAAAACTCTCATGTCTATTCTTTATAAGATGATAAGCTCTTATTAATACCCTAAGGCCGTCTGCTTTCGACAATCTCTTTCCCTTTTTCATATTGCTTTACAGTATAAGATTCATTAGCCATGCCAACCCTACCAACTGATATGGATTGATTTATTGATTGATTAAGATGTCCTATAACCGACATTTTAGCCCTAACCGTATTGGCGCATCTTAGAAGAACTCGATAATCCTCCAATGCCCTTTCATACCTTACGTCCACCCTAGCTCTTTTGTCGGCGTCAGTCATGCTCTTGCATGTCCCGTCTTCTCTCAGGCTTATAGCGATCTTGTCCCGTATGATTCTGATATCATCCTCGGCTATCACCAGTTCGGCGTCAAGAACCCCCTTGTATGAGCTAAGAAGATCCTCCACCGCCACAACTTCCCTTTTTAGGTTCTCCAATTCTAATATCATTGAGTTGTCATTTATCCTTTTATACTCCTGTACTTTATTGGATACCTCATCACAGATACTCATGATCTCCTTTTCCCGTTCTCGGTTTATGATATATCTGATGCTGTATTTAGCCATTTCCTTTAACGAGGATATAATTTCCTTTATCCCCATCTTATCCTCAACCGACAATACGGTCTTCAAGAACATTTCCAGCACCTTTATCACTACAAGCAAGTAATTATGTCTCAATCTCATGTCAATAAGGTGTTTCGTCATGTACTACATTGAAATCATCGCTAGGCGGTATGTATTGCTGCTCCAATGGAATACTGGGAGGCGGGGGCGGTAGCGTCACTACGGTCGTGTCCGGCCTGCCGCTGCCTACGGGGGCGTCCGAGCCTCCCGGTCTTTCTTGGCGCACCACCCCTCCATCAGGATAATATCGCTCATATCCTTTCATGATATCCACATGTATAGCCTCAATCTCTTCTAACGATCTCTGACGGACTTTTACTATATGATGGAATATAAGTCCATCTACACGGAAAGAGCGCCTTGATTCACTCTTAAAACGTTCCAGATTAGGATACCAGCCTTGCGGGAATTGCATGTATGATGAATAGCCGTATCTCTTTGGGATATTCAACGCTACCATAGCCGTACATAATTGCCCCAATGTATCTGATTGATAGAAATCAGATTGTTTTGGCATATGATCCTTAGGATCCCGTCTTCCCTCAATATCACGGTTAAGTTGTGATATTATAAGAAAGAATATATTGGGAAAAGTTCTTTTAGCTATATTACACATGGTTATCAGACTATCTATATTCCTCTTAGCGTCACCCGTGCCTTGTATAAGAGCTGTATGATCTATGGATACAAATACCATTTTCTTATCCTTGTTCGCTGGCATATAACTATTCCATAAGAAGTTCTGAAGCTCGTCTACTGTCGATGGTTTAGGGATGTATGTTATTCTGCTGGAGTTTTCCTCCTTAAGACATTTCTGCATTTCCTTTATCTCTTCATCAGACATCTCGTTAAGGAGAATATCTTGTATATCCTTTCCCATTTTTTTTGATAGTGAACGTAACATCAAATCCTCTGGATTCATTTCAAATTCACATCTGAGCCATACATAATCATCAGCTTGGGGATTGATATTAACATTCATTACATTGCTCATAATCTTCTGAGCCAAATAAGACTTGCCCACTCCGGGCCTAGCGCCGATAGCCACCGCATGTTGTGGGTAGAACCCGCCCAGCAACGCCTTGTCAAGATAAGCGTATCCAGTACGAGCCGGGAGAAGCTCTCCCGACTGATACTTTCTTATCCTCTCATAGGCATCCATGATAATCTCCTTGGATGACCTCCATATCCTATCCTCACTCATCCTCTTGCGTTTCTATCGCCAGCCGTATCGGATTTAGACCCTCTGTTAGCTGATCTTGATTTATATCTAAGTCCTTTAGCCGTATGGCATAAATCCTTTCCCTTCCGATAGGCTTTACCTTTCAACTTATCGGTCTTGTAGTTCTTGCGACCCAACTCCCGTCTCTTGGCTTTCTGCTCAGGGCGGGCGTTGATCTTCTTATCCGTCTCGGCTTTCTTTCTTCTGGCCTCCGGATGTGTCCTATAGTATTCAGTCGATCTCCCCATCCTCGTCCTCCTCGTCATAATTATAATCCTCTACGATAATATCCTCTCCATCTAAATATGAGGCTTTATCTCCGAGTCTGCTTCTCATGCTCTCGTAAGGATCATCTCCGTCCTTTATCTCCCACACACATACGTATGGACCTATTATATCACTAAGCATCTCTGCCCGGTTCTCGCTGATGCCTTTTTCTATCATCTTATCCTTGCAATAAGATTTGTTGTACACCGATCCTCCAACATAAAATTCTGTTGGCTTATGAATAAAAATTACTTTCATTTTTTATTCTATTGATATTATTGCCCAAATTTATTTGTTTTCACCTACATAATCTCCATAACTCATGTCTGTATCACAGACTACCGTATTGGTTGTATTGTCTACCACATGAAACAGAAACTCCGGGCATCCGTGGCAGGCGTTACTCCCGATCGCCACCGCTCCGTGCCTAGAGCAAGCCTTACCTATCGTGGTACCCTCATGTATCTGTATATGGTTCTTCCCATATACCTTGATATGTCTCATAACATTAAGCAATGATAATAAGGACATCTTATACGGAGACACATGCTCTTCTGGTATTCCTAGCTCACTGGATAACTCTTTGTAAAAGTTTTTCCTTTCATAACTCGACTCTTTCAAGAACCTATCGATCTCAATAGCTGTTATATCCATGGCCCTAAGAAGCTCTGGTTTCGCCAATCTCCCTACTGGTTTACCCATCGAATCAGACCTCATCCAAGCCCCACACTTCTCGCACCCAAATTGCTTCCCCTCTACCGTATTTATCATAGTGGATGGGGTTTTGCAATACGGGCATATGGACCCGTTTAACATAGCTTTCTGGGCTAAAGACAGTTCTCTCATACCGTTTCCTCTATCTTAACATTAAATAGATTGCAGAATCTATTAAAATTCTTGTTTTCTATTTTCATGTCCTTCTCATACCTGTCAATTGACTTGATGAAATCATTGTAACAGTCCTTGCACATCCATCGATTGATCACCGCCACGTAATAACCTACGGATGTAGGTCTGTTACACATATCGCAAATACCTAAGCACCCATATCTGGTAAGCTTATCCATCATCTCCTGTCTTGTTATTTCAAGCACCTTGAATCCCTTGTAATTATCAACTACCTTTGCCATTATTGTAAATTTGTTTAATTATAAAATAATCCGCTATATCCATCCCCTCATCTATATTGGGTTTTGATTCTAGAAAATCACTTATCTCTATATTCATCCCCCTCATATCCTTGTCTACCTTCTTTCTCCATTCGTTGAAAGCGTCGCCCTTATCCGGGTACAGGACTATCCGCCTCCTACCCAATGTCTCTACCATCTCCCTCTTCAACATATGGATACCGCCACAGGCCATGAACAACCTACTAGGGTACACGATGTTGCAGATAACAGCTGTCTTCTCTGACTCTACTATATACACCGGAGCGTCATTGGGATAGAAGTTGATAAGGAACTCCCCGAACAGGCATTGCCTAAGCAGGTAATCCTGACCGTCCAGTATATGCACCCAACATACATGATCCATGGGAACCTTTACCCTCTTCCCGTCAGGCCCGTAGTCCATTATCTTCCCGGTCCGCACCACCCAATTCTTATCCAGTTGCCAGAACACACAGCACTTATCCCAGTCCCCGAATCTCATCATCCCCACCTTATACAAGCTAAATGCCCTATTGGTATGATACGATCCGAAGATATTGGATAGATAATCCTGAAGATCGGATGTCTCGAAAGGATTAAGCGTCTCAAACATCTTGCTTACCGGAATGCAGTTGGCTATATCCGGATCCACGGGAGGTCTGTACCTCCTTAATACTTTGTTAGAATCGGTAAAAAGATCATTGCTCCCAAGTTCGCTCCCTGTTGGATATTTAAAGTAACCACATTTATTTTTGTGATCACATACCCCAAACTGCTCCCCTACTATCTGTCCGGTGGTTACATCTACGTACGGCGTAAAGCATCTATCCCTGCCGCATTGCGGGCACGTCAGCTTTCTTCTTGGCTTACTATGATCCAATTCATATCTGTGAACGCTCTTGTCAAATTCCCTAAACTCCATTATCCTATCCTCTCACTCATGATTCGATAAATATAATCTCTCAGTGATTCTTTTCTTATCAAGTTATTCAATTCAAAATCACTTTCTATATCCAAAGATCCTATTCTTGATGTAACCGTATAACTGGTTTTCTCGAACTTATACTTACCTTGGAGATACACGACTGTAGCCATGTTAAGTATAGGATTATCAGTTTGTCTCTTCAGTTTATATTGGCTTGTCTTGGCGGTAGGATCACCCGGAGCGAAGTTATATATCTCCTCTATCTCCAATATCTTTCCGTAGTTCTCCATTATCATTCTTCTATATAACTCAAGCTGGAAAGCATACTCATCATAAAAATTGCCTTTCCTGTTTGATTTGAAGTCCAATATAGCAAATATCCTCCTGCATCTCTTTATCTTCTTTTTCTCTGTCTTAGGTTGGCCTTTCTTGGCTCCAGTCTTGTAGAGCTCTCCTGTCTCGACCTCTATCTCCACCATCTCCGGCTCGCTATCCATCTCCACCACGGCATCCACAGAGGAAGCCACTTTCAATCTCCTTGACCTCAACATCTTCTCAATCAACACAGGTTTTACATGTCTTTCTTTACAGAATATAGCGAATGATATTAAATCTTCTATCAACTCATCCATATTATCCACTAATATCCGCTCCATCCTATACTTGTCTATTCTCAACTTAGCTTCCTTGACAGCTTTTCTTATCCATGTTGGAATCAGTTTTATCTTAACTCCAGTCAGATACAATCCAAATAAGTAATGCATGATCGTACCCAAGTCAGCCCGGTAGTTGGCGTACTCGTCTGGATCCTTACCCTTGAGTCTCATCTCATTTTTCCATTTTTCTAATGCCCCGGAAGTATCACAATACCCATTAGCGATATTGTTAGTAGCCCCATCATATATGATAGGGTATCCATCAGCTCCCATTTCATAATAAACACGCTTGCCAGCCACGGTCATTCTGTATAAGACTGGTGTCGGGATATCCTTGATCCATTCAGCGGCATAATACTGTTGCTCAGTTTCCAGATCATACTCAATTTCTATCTCCTCATCAGGTTCTTTTTTAGGCTCGTCAACAGGCTTTTCTTCCTCATAGATATCTTCCTTCGGAACCGTTGATAAAACGTCTAATATGCCAAAGAATGCGGTAAATTTAGGATCTGTATGATATGCCCTTAATATTGGGAGTGATGATCGCCAGTAATATGATGGCGCATACTCATCCATCCCTTTATCAGGATTCGCCTTTATTACCACTCCATCATCCGTGATGACCATATGATGCCTTTTAGATAAACGGATCCTCATGTCATCAAACGATTCCTGATCGCTTATGACTTCCATAATCGTTCCGTTATTATATATCATGTCACTTATAGCCTCGTATCCGAGAGCTAGAAGTAATCTTTGTTTTCTTCTATCCATAATAATAATCTGGTTTTTAATTTACCATCCTCCTCGACTTTAGGTGCGAGATCCCTCATCTTTTTGGCCACTAAAAGCCATGTGTCACCGAACTCCTCTAAAAGCCGGTCAAAATCCATCGTGTCTAGCAGATAGTCAAACCTCGTGTGTTCGTCTATCGTCAAATAAATAACATTATCATTATCCTCAGCGACAGACTTATATCTTCGTTTAGGATATAAGTGGCATATATTGCCTACTCCGGGGCATGGTATATACATCCCCGTAAGGGATCTTCTTACCATACTTAATCTTGCCACATGAGCGCCAAAAAAGATGCTGAGGCTTCGTCCCTTCGGCTTGGTCTTCACCCGTATCGCCGTCCTTTCCTTTGGCGGTAGTTCCCTAGCCCGGCACGCAGGGCACAATCCCTTGCTCCTTATGGCTACCATCCTGCCGCACCTCTCACATGGTAACATCCTACCCTTCATGCCTTTTTCTTTTTATAACTTTTATTAAACTCCATGAGGCTCATGGCTCTATATCTCTTAAGCCTATCTATTTTGCCCTTCGTCCAATCCTGATCCTTGAAATTGATGATCGTGTCGAATATCTGAGCTAGTTCCCGGATATTAAAACTCCTGTTTTGTATCTTCTTATAGAACCCCGATCTGCTATATCCTAATTTAGAAGCTAGATAAGTTTTGTTAGACAATGTGAGGATACGATAAATCGTACCCTCCATTTTACTTATCTCCATCAACTTCTCGGCTATGGACGACGTGGTTTCGTAGCTAGCTTTACTGCCTACTATCCTCATTTTTTCTCCGGATTCCTGATCTTACCATCAAACTCGTAAAAGTCCATCAGTTTCTTCTCTTCCTTGATACAAGTGACAACGAAATCTGATATGGTTCCTTTCATGCCTTCCTCGAAATTCTTTTTGGCATGATCAAGGTCATTGGCCCGAACGATGTAGTTAAACGCCTTGCGTTTCTCATTGCCCGATTTCTCGTCTATCGTAATATAATCAGCCGTGACCTTATAGAACCGGTCTCCATCCATGGCAAATAATTCCGCTATCCGGAATCGTTTGATATCAACGCTAAACTCACCGGAGATAAACGGTTTCATCTCCTCTATAATTCTAGCCTCACACTCTGTATAAGAAAGGGCATCCACTAAATACTCTTCCTTTACCTTCTTCTTCATGCCGTTCTCGGCATCGGTCTCATAAGAAACCGTACATTTAAACCAATTATGCATCTTAATCTATATTATTGTTAAACAATGGGTAATCCTTTATCCCTTCACGAATATATCTTTCCGTATCATCATCCACATCATAAGCTTTCTTAAAAAACGTCATAGCCGTATTCGTGTCATGATCCACCAACGGAAGATATTCCTTTACAAAAAGGAATCTAAGATGATTCATATGATCAATCTTATTTCTTACATCGATTACCTTCGACCAGATCTCGGCATGGATTTCACTCATTCTTTTTATATCCTTCTTGTATTTATCCACCTGATCTTTATACTCCTCCTCAATCTTATTATTCTTGTCCTTTATAGATTTGTAGGACTCCTCATCTTTTGTATCAAACATTGGAATATGTTTGATATTGATTATATCCAACTTATTATATATCTTCTCATTGGATATAGTGAAATCGTATGTAGTCTTGTATAAATCAAACTTACTTAAGAACTTAGCTATTTTAATAGCATCATCCTGATTAAAAACAGCTATGCTCAATCCTTCTAAAAGGTAGAAGAAATTAGATGGAGAAATAGGCTTGTAGTCGTATGTCTTCATAACTGGAGGTTCGTCCACAAACCTAACACCCTCCTTAGCGCATCTTGTTATGATCAATCTATCTATCTGCTCGTCAGTAAGATCATATATCTCCTGATCGGTCATCTCATTAATTGTCTTCATCGTCATCCTTCTCCATCATTATAGCCTTTACTGCCTTTTGTTTATAAACCTCACACATAAGGCAGGTAAAATCCATATCATCCATACCAGCCATAACATTGGCTTCTACTCCCAAATTCATCTCAATGTTCATTACCGAGACTTCATAGTTACTATCATCTTCTTTATAGAAAATGACTTTACCACCATACTCGAACCCATCATCTTCGGTCTTAACCATATCGATGATCTTCTCCAAATTCTTTACAAACTCGCTCTTTTCCATATATATAATTTTTATGTGTCTACAAAAGTAGACATTTTGTTTTTGAATTAAATTAAATAAACATTATTAATAGTTAATACTATCCTTTCTCCTATCATTCATATTTATTCTTTGGTAATTATACCCTAACATCTGCTCCATCTTCTTTAACCCAATTAACCGTATCGCAATGCCAGCAATACCCTGTCTCAGAATCCTTTTTATGAGAATGGGAACCACATGTAGCGCACCAATAATTATCATCTATATTGTATGTGTAACTTTTATCCTCATGCATCTTATCTATTCTAGCTACCCTATCTTCCAATAGATCCTTTAGATAATGGCATTCATAAGGCCTATCTTCTTCCCTTAATATATAAACATCTATGTCCATCATATTCCCCATCCTGTCCGTGCACATCAGCTCGGCGGCATGACGTACATTCCCTTCCGGCATCCCCGGGACTATCTCCCGGATCACTGCCTCCATCTTCTCTTGGTATTCGGTGTCTACTTTAGCCACCAAATCCTCTAATTTATCTATTAAACTCATGATCTTTTCACCTTTTTATATATAACGTCTATATCATCTTTCCTATCTACATCAATACAATGGGTATCCTTACAGTAATAATTCTTACTATTATTAAATGCGCATCCTTCACAACTAGCGTCACTGGATTCAACCACCTCCAGTTCTAATTCTTTCGAATCGATATTGTATTTAAATATAGATCCTATCTTATGATATCCTATATCATCCAAGATTATCTTATCGCCTTTATTAAATACCATCTGAATAATAAATGATTCCATTTTATCATCCGAACCATTCTTGTCCAATAGCATCTCACACTCATTTCTATCAAATCCAAATGACCTTATAAAATGTTTTGCCATATCGTATTGCTCCATATGTACCAATCTTTGTATGCATAACCATATTCCTTGTCTTATGCCTTCTTCCTTAGCCTCTTGCACTCTATTTTCCATATTATTTTGTATTAATTAAGTAACAATATTTCTCTTCGCTCTATTTTGATCATCTCCGGATTATCGTCATGATCATACCAATACAGATACCATGTACCTCCTCTATTAGCCTTCCACATCTTCCCTTCATATTTCCCTGATGGGATTGTCAATGAATATTCCCTAAGACCCTCAAAGGTTTGTTTGGTCATTAAGGCATACTCTTCATCGATTTCTATGTACCTCCTATGAGGTTGATTCCATGACATCCCACGCTTATCCGTTATCTTGGGTATTATATTTTCTCCATTCATTTGTATTAACTATTATGTATTTAATACTTTCCCCATCCTCTCTTTCATATTCCATGCAATTTGATCTTGTACAATTATACAAACTATTTTCAAAAACACATCCAGAACATTCATCATTCGCCTTAACTACTTTCAGTGTCATTTCAGACATACCCGCTCTATAGTTAAATATTTCCCCTACTTCATGATGCTTAATATTTATATGTATAGTATTTTCTTTACTTATCATATCTTTATGCCCAAATATTATGTCAATAAACTCAAGCATCTCATCATTGAATGATCCACTTTCTTCTTGCAGCTTCCTACATTCATCCTCGGTCAATCCACAAAAAGACACCAGTTCCTCTGCGGCCTGCGTCCAGCGCCCGGCATAGACTAGCTCCTGAATCGCCAGCCATATTCCTTGGTCCATACCCTTCTTTCTTTCGTTCTCATCCATATTTATCCCTCCTATTCACTCATTTTTTTAACAAAATCTTCCCATGACATGTCAACGTCATTGTGATGTTTACAACAAGCATTCTGTATTCTCTCTATCAACGGAATGAACCATAACTGAGTTAATCCGTAACGAGTCTGAATTATTCTACATAGATTTATTTTTATTATCTCCATGTCATGGATATCAGGAGATGTATTGTCGTTCTCACATCTATCCAATATCGTTTGAATTATAGCCAAATAATGATCCATATCTTAAATTATTAATCATATTACCATTTCCCATTCCCTGGCGTAAACAGTATCTCCCCTGTCCTCACCCAATGATTCCAGTTATTTTTAAGTTCATCAATATCATACACCTCAGCCGACTTACCGTTATCAGATCTTTTTATGACCGACATAATACTTTCCGCTCGCACGCTCCAATGACTATAACAGTCTGTTCCGCACCCGCACGCCGTGAATCTCCCGTTATCGAACTCCCAGGCCAGAGGCCGGAGGCCGCATCGTGGACACGGCAACCATTCCATTGGATTCTCCGGCTTCTTGTAAACATCAATACACTTATACTCTACTATCATAATTAGTTCTATTAAATTGATCTGATCTTTTGATCTCTCATCTCATTCTTATCCTTGAACATCATTATCCTATTTACAATCCCCTCCGATTCCATGTATGTCGAGAATCCATGTATCCTTAGATATTGAATAGCTGATAATGATTTCTCCAATATCTCCCTATACTCCATATCTGTTTTAACTGCTTTCTCCATGATCTTTTCCCTCCATTTCTTCTAATATAATTACCTATTTAATTTAGGTAATGTAATTATATATCTATTTAATTTCAGTGATTTCCCATCTAATCTAATTTAAGTTTAAATCACTTAATGTTAATACCTTTTTATCCAATAGATCAATAAGTAGCATCGCTCTCGACTCTACCTCTGTATCTCCAAATCCACTATACACTTCTGTTTGTGAATCGTAAACATCGTATCGAACATAGGCAGTTTCGTAATATTCGCTATCCTTATTCGGGAAATATTGTGTCAACTGCAACCAGTCATCCCATATTTTTGATTTACTGACATTTATCATACTTGGTAGTATCTCTCCAAGTTCATGACTCATATAAGCCGGTATGAGGTCGCCTTCTTTTCTATATGAATACCTCTTTCAAAAATTAAAGCCTCTTTTTTCGCCTGACTATCTTTCCATCTCTGACATCTGGCCACATACTTAGCCCACGTTCCTTCACCACAAATCTCATCTACTATCACATTGGTCGTCCCTAAAGTTTCTAACGCTTGATGATTTAGCAATACCTCAAACACACGCTTTAACTCATGGACATATTCACTTTTAATCTTATCCGATTCATAAGATAACGCATGTTTAGTTCCAATCCAGTTGTTTGCGCTCTTTTTAAGAAGGCTCTCGGGGGTACCCATATTAAAGAACTCAATATAATCCATTAGACTTCTAAATACTCCCCAAACATCCCTATAAGACAGGCTTGTTCTGACCTTCTTGTATTTCTCGATAACCTCTTTGATAAGCTCCAATCGACTGGTGATAAAAGCCATGCTACCATCATCAGACATATTATATCCAACAGAAAATACCTTTGAACCAGTTGGTATTGCACTACGAACACAACGTTGATGTTTACAGGTAGAAGAAGAATAATACTCATCGTTAAGCAAATACGCCTTTTCACCACACTTATTTCTTACGATTCTTCCAACCTCAAAATGATAACCATAAGAATAAATACTCTACCTTCAAAGAAAAGATTACTACCTTTCCCGGATTCTTTCTTTTCATTTGCCCATAAGTGAGCGACCATAGAGTTGTTCATATCTATTAAGTTTTGAGTGTTAATTATTGATTATACTTGCTAAAAATAACATCGACACAAGTTCCGCCAATAGCGTTTGCGTCATTATACGAATAAAAACCTTCTGTTCCCCAATCCACACCAACTGGACAACCATCTGCATGTTTTACAAAGTCATCAACTTCTTGCGCTTCCTCGTTAGATATTCCAGTGTAGTCACCATTAATCAAAGCCCCAATCCAACAAATCGGAAGCCTATATCTTATTATCTCTATATTCATAACTTTATCAATTTACAATTACTACCTTTTCATTCTATTTTATTCAATGGACCGGCATGCGCTTCCCCATTCTCATAATAAAGCTGACCCTCATACTGGTTATGATGAAGCTCCTCACGTATCGCATCTTCATCGTCAGCCCAATGTTCATATTCCTCATGCCAAGCCTTGAAAAAATTATTATAACATTTTTCTATTAAATCCTCTAAAGAGAAATCCTCCGGGTAAGTACACCAAGTATCGTAATAATCAATTATTGGTTTAAGAAGATAATAATCATAACACATCCCTGTTAATGGACAATTGTCTTCGTATCCCAATATTACCCGACTGCGTCTGCACTTGTAAGTATATTTCCCATCTATATATTTACCTATAGAATAATATTTACCTTTCGTGATATGTGGCATAATGTTGTTATTGATATACCTGAACAATAATTTACCGCATAGATTCTCAGGGAATATATCACGATGATAATCTGTAGGATGTTCATAAATAGGATCCTTGTATTTAAACTCATAACTAAAATCATATCTCTCGTATCCAACTTCCCAACCATAAACCCTAGTATCTGTCATATCCTCAAAGGCTTTCATCGACTCTTGGTAGTCTATACTATAAGCATCCATACATTGCTCCATTACATTCCAGCACTCACGCTCTATGATCTTTTCTTGTGAATCTTTTGACAGTTCATCAAACTTATACACTTTTAATACAATCTCTTTCATAATTCCTCCTCTTTTAATATAACTAGATCCCTAATGTCAATCGAATGACATACGTACCTCCTTATGTTCACGTTTAGAGATATGATTGTGGCTATTCTCACGAACCACCACAATCCAGATTCAGATATCATTCATCCTTTATCTTTACGAATGGGTTTTCTACATAAAACTCCACTACATCCTTAGATTTTATAGATGTCACTATACCGGTGGTATCCACAAATCCATCTGTCTCATCCATTGTCAAATCTTCTATTTTATCTCCCGGCAGAAAACAAAGATTATAGTCTTGATCAATATACATAATCATCTTTAACCTAACCATGTCATCAATGACGCCTTTCATTCTCTCCACAACATCTAATTGATCATCAGTAAGCATTAATTTACTTTTTGAAGATTTTACTAATCTCATGTCTCCATTCTTGTCAACTACAGTCAAGTCATTGAATTTATACACATCTTCACATGTTCTGTAATATGTTTCCTTACAATAAATTTTTCCTTTATTATCTATTTCAACATCAAAACATTCCAACTTACACTTGACAGCTCTTCCGTTTTTGTATTTCCACACATCACCTATTGGAGCGAATCCGTATAATGACTTAAAAACATCATATATTGATAGTTTTGTCTTAGGGATGCTCTTATCCTTTTTAAAACATTCTTCGGACGAATAAAATAATTTCCCATCTAATGTCTTCTCAGCCCTACATCCTCCCCATGTTCCTACATATCTAACTACTCCATATGTAAAACTGATCAAGATTTTATCAATCTCAAACCACTTTAATTTTCCTGACATATCGTCAAAAAGATATCCACTCTCTAGATAAACCGATAAATGCTCTCTTATTTCCATAACAATTTATTTTTTAATTAAACAACATCATTTGCCTTGATCGCTATCAGTCTCAATACTCCTCTAAGTATCATGGTTTTCATGATACAACTCATAATATTACATTGAACTTCTCATTTAAACTATCTAAAGCTCTTTGATACTCCTCTTCCTTGTCGAACTTAATTTGAGTACTGTTCTCCAAACCAAAGGACAGGGTGAAGGATATAACCCAGCCCGATCCGTCCACGGCCTGCCCCTTGGGCCCCCACGACATCACCTGCTTCTTGGATATATACCAATTTCCTATCTGCACGAAGTCAGGATAGTTGTTAGTCAAATACCTTATCTGGATATTCAAACAATCGAAATTATCAAAAGAAATTATGTGATATTTGCTCCTTATCCGTATCTTCAGAAACGGATTGTTCCCGTAATATGCGGCGAATGCCGACACCACGGACATAGGATACCTTACGCCTTTTATTATCACCCATTTCATATACAATACCTCCTTATATTAAACTATTTAATATAAATTCATCTTCCTCCGTTCTCTCATTCATAGGCTTATTTTGTACCGTTTTGACAAGATCAAGCACCTCATCCCAAGTCCTTTCTGATAGCGTCCCATTATTTATGCCACAACACCTACATCCACTAGAAAATACCGGTATCATACTTCCATCACACATCCTAACGAATTTATATCCTACATATTCATTGCATAAGAAACATCTTCTTACTGGGATAAACCTTATTCTACCTCTATTAATGATACTTATTAATACCTCACGATTCATATTATTCCCTTAATTTACGTTTAACCTCCTTAATATATTTAGGGGAATGTAATCCCCTATGCAATCTTATAGCCCGATCTATATCCTTTTTAGGATTATGATGAGATTGATATATCTCGAACATTTCCCTAGCCTTGACAGGATTCGTTCGATCATCGTATCTATACCGCTTTTTCTGCCGTTTGAGGCGTAATATCCTATTAACCTCATCAACGTATACCCTTTTCATTTGCCATCTTCCTAAAGCCCCGGATGAGGCGTTATACGCTCGATCGTCATTCCTTGACTCCACGAAAGACAGGGCGGCCGCCAGCTTATCCCATACCCGTGCCTCGATCACGGCCGGCTTCGGGGCGAGGGGCATGCCACCGCTCCCTTTTGGCGGTGTCAGTATCACCATAGCCATCATAAGCAAGTATCTTGTCATATCTTATCCATATCAAAATTATTATTCACGATCTTATCACCTATGTTAATTTCCCCCCATATCCAAGATATTTATATTATTTATTATACTCCTTACCCAAAAAGAGGATATAATAGCAGAATATTATGATATTAAGATATAAACCTGTCTATTACCATACTGCCATATTTATCCTCCGTCCAATATCATTCGTATCAGTACACAACTTTTATTATTATGGTCATAAATACACTCAATCATTCCTTTTTCAAGCCGCTATCGCCATTAAGATTATCAGCTATACCCAATATCTTCGAAATAAGAGCCTTTTTAGGCTTATACTCGTCGTTTATGCTTATAACCGAGTAGTTGTATACCACGCCTTCTTTCGAGACCTCCACGCCTACGTATTTAGGCGCAACGGCATCCCTATGCAACACGATAAACGGGTTTTTACCGTCCAGATCATTTATCAACTGGTTAAACTGCCGTCTCGTCATCTGATAGTGATATTATTTCCATGTTATAAATGCGATCTCTCTTTACCCTTATCTTCTCGCATAGCTCATCGAAGCACCCATCTTCTTCTAGCTTATCAACATAATATGATACACTTGATTTAGAGCTTCCTTGAAGATATATATTCCCTCTTATATTCCTTGAGAAAAAATTAGGTAAGACCATCTTTTGTCTCTTATCCTTATTATCCATATAAGATATGACAACAACCCATAATTCTGGTTCCCGTTCTTTTACCGATAACATAAGATCGAGACCCGATTGACCATTGATATTCCTCCTGCCAGTTTCGTTATAACGAAGAATAATATAATCATCCGCTTTATCATCCTCAATCATCACGACTATAGGACTATTACCCTTCCCATTATCACATAATACTCTTGCCTCTTTTCCGTTACGTAGATATACCTTATCGTAATCTCCGTTTTTGTATATCTCGAAATCAAACTCTATTACCATATCATTTCCTCCTATTGATATATTGTTGCGTACGTCCTTCCTCTATCTTTTCGAAATAGAACTTATTCCCGTATAACCTTGTAAAACAGATGTTATACCCGAAATGCTCCGCACGTCTGATTTGCGCATAACCTCTACTGATATCCTTATCATCAATCAGCGTAACAAAACAATGTGATCCTACTTCTGTATTCAAAACCAGATTTTCCCAATCTTTTACCTCCATATCAAATCTCCTTAAATAATTTTTTGTTATAATTATCGCTATTATACCATTTATCAATATTATCGTACTGCTTTGGATAAACCCCATAAGACCTACACCACCTAGGTAACGGCCCGTTCAGCACGTCTAACGCCGTCGCAAGATCGAACGTAGCTTCCTCCTTGACACAACACCCCGATCCACTTCCACAGCTCGGTATATAAGCTCTACTATACGCTACGCTCATCCCATATTCCCCATGACTCAGATACCCGATGTTGGGTGAATCAGGGAAGGCGTAATACAACATCGTATAATCACCCTTGTCCCAACTCCTGTTATAAAAATCATCCTGCCACGCAAAAACCCTGCAACCGGCTTCTTTCAATTCCGCTGCCGCTCTTTTTAAAATATTATCTTCCATACTACTTACATTTAAGTTATGCCAAGGTGCCGGGAACTGACCCCGGATCATATCCGCACACGTACGATTATGATATATCCTTCCACCCCGCCAAGGTCATGGTCACAATATTAACAAACTAAAATCTAATGTTCATATCATTACACATCTTAAAGAAGACCTCCCTTATGATCTTTTTATACAAGATGTATATCTCATCATCATCATCATCGAACTCCACTTCCCATGAACGTAATAAATACCTGATATCGCAATCCGCTATATGAATCCTGAATATAGACGGAACGCTCATTATGTAGTCCTCGAAAGCTTTCTTAATCCCATCCCTTTTGATATGTTCTTTATACTCATCCTTAAACACGTTAAGCATAAAAGACAGATACTCCCTATCATATCTAAACTGCTTTTTGTAATTATCAGTATCTATATGATCTAGTATATATATTTCTATAGCGTCCTTGTCGTATTTTGACATACCTCTTCCTCCTGTTTTTGATATTTAATGACCCTTTTCTCCCCATACGCCTTCGCTAACTGAATAAGCTGGCCGGTAAACACCTTGGTACGGTGTCTTACAATCTTATCCACCAACTCCGGGCATCTGGTTCTCCATCTATAATTAACCTCGCCCTTAGCTTTCTTCTTGTAATATCTGTAAAATGTTACGGCCACTACCACTTCTCCATCTTGTTCAAAAGCCACTAAATCGTAATTGTTGTAAACTATTTCGTTCATGTCGTTATTATTTTTATGTACTTAATCACCTCTTCTGGTAAGGATGCTAGATCCTTAACTCTTTTACCGAAATCGTATGAATGTCTCCTATATGGATAATAATCACCAACATACATTCCTATTCCTTGTGGATGAAATGGATTTTCGCCGCATGCAAACACAGGATAATATACCAACCCACTACTATCTTTACCCTTATCACTTACACATATTATCGTGTATCTATCTATCTCCCCATCGCCAATATCATACACCCTTACTTTTACCTTCACGCCATTGGCGTTTGTTATAACATTATTCATACGCACCTCCTTTGTTGTTCACGATCAAACTAATCTATCTCCCTACCATATATAGTATACGATCCACACCAGCCACGATTCTCATTCGAGACCCTAATATGATCTACAGGCTTATCTCCTGCCATACAATTAGCGTAAGATAATACCTCCGGCATGTTTCTGAACCCGGAATCCGCCGCCGATTTTATAAGTTTCCGATCGTACCCGAATACCCATACCTTCATAATATCCCTTTCCTTTACAGTTCTTCTTATACGCATAATCTTGCCATAAAATAAATAAACATAAAATCTATTCTCTCTTTGTTATCATCCATCCTATGCCCGGTTATATCGAAAATAACCCTACGCTTTTCTATAGTCTGTATATTATCTAACTGAATAGCTATGTAAGGATATTTCATAACTTTCTCTCTATTGATGTTATACAAAATAGCGTTGACATCTTGCCTGCGAAAATACATATTTACCCCTATATAGCTGGCAACCAAAAGACATTCGTCTATTACCCCATCAGTATCGAATAGCAATAACATATCATCCTTCTCGATAGTATATTCCATATCAAGGATCTTGATACGTTTGCTTCCGTCCTTCTTATCTGATATAAGAACCTCTATCATATCCTTATCAGTCGTAAGGATATAATACGCCTCGTCCTTTGTAATATTATTACGAAGGTAAGACAGTATCTCATCTTGTAATTTTATAATCTCGTCCATGTTATTAGTATATGTTGTAAAACATACACATGTTATTTAATTTCACATTCTTCTTTTCTAATTTTGTCTCACTCAATCGAATCATATAGTCCCTTGTTTCGGACAAGACGGTTGAGCAAAAGAGGTCTTTGATATAAGGTTTTACCCTAAAAAATATTCGTTGGGTAAGTAAAATCAAAAACGTTTTGTTTAGTAAAAGAATCCGGCGATCTCACTTTTGAGCAACCGGTAGAGGGTATTGGTGATACCCAGTACGGATTTTCGTACAAATGCATATCATTTCTCATTTTTTTGGTGTAAAATGGTATATAATCACCTTAGTATTTTATATTACCACGCCAAAGGAAAGAACGGCAGCCGACACCCGCAGCCTACCACGCCGTGACACCGCCGCCCGTTCCCCTTGGTATTATTCTGGCACCTCTAATTTCCCGTAATAAGGATAAAAACAACCGTCTCGATAAACCGAATATCTGAGCGTTTTATCCTTTGCTTCATAGATGGAAACACAACCGCTGTTATAAGCGTTGGATAGTTCTTTTGCTACAAATCCGCCTATTCGTTTATAGGTTTTAGGCGTATCCCTCAACGGCCTGCCTACATATATTTTTACTCTTTTGCACTTCTTGTCGCCTACGTATATATCCTTTTCTCTAAGCTCCGTTAAATACATGAATCTCATATCAACCGATTTTAAATCCAACATTCCTCTACCTCTATCTCCATATGATCCTCCCAATCACATCTATCAACGTCCTCGCCATCCTCAAAGTAATAGTAGGCCCATACCTGTACGCCTCCTACCTCTATATATCCATCACTCTTCCATTCTATCAACCCGTCTTGCCTTACCACGTTGGTAGGCTCAGCCCCTAGCGACAGCAGATTATTTACTATACTACCGCCAAATACGTTTCTCGCTTCTTCTTTCGTCATATCACTATCAGATTTTTAATATTACACTAACGCCAAAGGAGAATAGGGAACGGACGACCAGCGGGGCCAACCCCACGCCATCGCCGCCCCCGTTTCCCCTTGGTTTCCTCCGCATCACCCCATACTAATAAACAATATCTACCCACCAATAACACCATACCCACCATCACTCACAACCGCCTTGCCTTGACGGGAAACTCCTACCACTTGCAAACTTTTACATTTGATCGGAAGATACCCCTTGCTTGAAAGGCGTTTCCTTGCCTGAAATGTATTTCTCTTGTTTGAAAGGCGTTTCCCTTGCTCGAAAGGTGTTTCCCTTGTTTGTTGGTGTTTTTTCTTGTTTGTTGGTGTTTTTTTCCCTGTTTGTTGGTGTCCCATCACGCAACCCCCAAACCTCCCTCGAAACCACCACGAAAACCCAAGACCTTCCGATACTTTGTTCCACGTGGAACGCTGATTCAGTCTAGGATATCGAGGTCTTTGTTCTTGATTGCCTTACATACTTGCCTAATACAATGTATTGATAATAAAGCCAATAAAATAACTATGATTAAAGGCAGAGCGTCGCCCGTAGCTATAACATACAGCCCCAACTCAAACGCCATATACCAACAAAACAAGGTAAGCACAAAATATATCAATATTCCCATAAAAATATACAATAAGTAACCGTGACTTTAAAATTGAACACAAATAACATAATTAATTGGGTATCAATAATATAATATATATCAATCCTTAGAGCTACCTCTAAGGAAAGATAAGCCTAGATATAGATAAAAAATATACAATAAGTACCGCCTATTATATACCTTTTAGGATCGATTCAAGCGCAAATCCATGCATAAGGGTACAATTCACCCGCCCGTATGGATATAGACATATACAAAATGATACATAATAAAGTATTTTACTTACATATTTATAATTAAGGCTTAAAATTTACCGCCTCAACACTTTTATGTGTAAGCAAAACATATGATTATGCTGTCATTTTGTAAAATTAGACACAAAAAAGCCCTTCCGTCCTATATCACTACAGTACAGAAGGGCACAAACTTTAAAATCAAATAAAAACAAACGATCTATTGTCGTAATTTGTTTGCCATGTAGCTAACACGTTTCCGCCTACATTTATCAGAATCTCTACTACAATCTAATTTATTAGACTTGTATAGATCTTTGGTAAGCTCAATATAAAACTCCATTTGAGACTTTCTTACAGCCTCTAAAGCCTTTTCTTTTTGAATAGATAGTTTCCTATTCAAATTATCGAATTTCTTTTTGTACATAATATATTAATTTAATTACACCAATAAGAATACGGCATGGCTATGAAGTCACAAAGCCGCCGTTATCAAAACGGGCAGCCGGACGCACCACACCCGCCCGATTCCCTTTGGTTTTGTCCCTTTGCCCCGAACGAACGAAGCCAAATACGTACATACGTTGCCCGTGATACGTACCGACAAGGCGCACTTTGTCCGTCAATTTAACCGCACAAAATACCCTTGTAAGGGTTGTTATTTTAATTAATACATATAACATACAAGTATTTAAGCAACCCTATATGTTATTGCATTGATATATTGGTACGGTTATAACCCCGTAATGCACTCCATGCGTGCTGCTCTCGCTACACATGGACATACGCCCTATACATGCGTATATACACCAATATACCCCATGTTTTTACATGGCCTATCCGGTTGACCGGACGTATTAACCAGCCTTGATACATAGCCAAGAATAACGGCACGCCCCTGAACTAGGAGAACGCCTGATCACACTATTAGTCGGCAACCTATTTATACGAACTCTCGATACCCTACCGATTCGCATATCTATGTATCAATATGTTAAATATCTTATCTGTTTAGTCTAAATCAGTGGCACGGCGTGAACGTACAGATATCGCCACCATAATGCCCCTATATATAAAGATATAAGGACATCTTAATATTATCTTACATTTTTATCGTGAGTAAGATAATAGGTGATACATTTGGCTATCAATGAAAACGAAAAATTCGTTATTTTAGTAGCCATTCGAGTAGATTTATATCTTTCGTTATTGTAAATAACGAAATAACCGCTTTTATCCTCAGAGTATTTAATAGGGGCACAATAGCCAAAAGCTTTATGTGTTGTGCCCAAAAGAATTTTCTGAGCTTGTTTTTCAGCTAACATTATTTTATTGTTGGCTGATTCATTTTCATCATTGTAAATCTTTTCTATTTCTATATATTGGCAAAATACGCCATCTATATTTGCAAGAATTTCTTTACAAATAGTAATAACCAATTCTTTATCTTTAGCCAAAGCGACTAAAGACGGGATAACATCTTTTGAAACTTCAATATTGTTTTCTTTGATAATATCTTTAACATCTTTTTTGCTATTAAACAATCTGCACCAAGATTTTATCGCACCCGTCAAAGTTTCAGACTCCGACTTTTTAACTGCATTTTGTACTCGATTCAAATCTTTTGCTTTCATATTAAATCGCCCTTGCCCTAGGGACTTATATAGGCACCTAGCACGCCTTGTTTGTTAATATTGTTATCTCACATTGCAAATATAATATATGTTTTATTTCCAAACAAATATTTTACAATAAAAATTCAACGATTATATATAATAAAACTAATCAAATGTAAATGTATATTAAAATATTGATTTATATCATTGATAATCAACAAGTTAAATACAAAATAAGCATTATTTTTTTCGGCTCGCAGATCGTTTGCCGTTCCTGTTTCCCGTCCTTTGTGGATTGGGGGGGGCTGGTCCAAAAACGGCAGCCCGGCCGGGCCGATTTCGGGGAGGTGGTCCGTCCCGCACCCCATATCCAATAAAAGGCAACCATCTCCCAATATGGTATCTTCTCAAACCCATTTAATAGATATAATTATAATTGTATTATATTTAGGGCGTAAATAAAAACATGAATAAGATTATGAGTTTAATGATAGAGTACATAGAAAAAGAAAGGGGGGGGTAAAATATGTTTAGAAGAAGATGGTTTTCATCCCCAAAAACAGAGAGGAGATATTTCTTCTCCACCAACCAAGGATCATGCGACATTTATGCGGATGGCGTATATGTAGGGAGATATATTGGCACGGGTATCACGGAGTTCACGTACTCAACGAGCAGGAATTATATAAATATAAGTTTGGTAGGTATCAGCCTACCGGATCAAGTCTATAATTATACGAATGGTATAATCACCGATTCGTTGGCTATTCATCAGGGTTCTACTACCGAAGCCAAATATACCGCCATATTCGACGCTGAGATATATGAGACTATTCCTGTCACTAACGCTAGGGTACAATCAACGATGACCGATATAGTCATGAATTACAAGCTTGGGGATTTTGTGTCCACGTCAAAGAAGGAGTTAATCAATAGCGGGATTAAGGTATATCCAGGATACGATGGATTTTATCGAATTATCCAAGGAGCGTATATAATTCCGATAATAAATACTACATATAAAATATATGTGAACTTCTTCACCCCCACATGGGAAGGTCATTGGGGAAGTCAAACACTTATGGGGTATGGTTATATCTATGGGTCTACTCCGGCTTCTCCTCCATCTCAATCATCTACTTACGTGACGGTTACTAACAACAGGCAGAATGCGGTAAGGGTTCTTATTCTTACGTCTCTTAACGTGACCGACATACAATCCCTTATAAATCGATATGGAACGACAGTAGTGAGATTTAGCAAGATATATGAGTATTATGATACAGCTAACAATATAATGACAGGGTTCGTGGAGGACAAATTGCCCGGTCAAGCCTATTACGCCTATATGCTGGATAATGAGTTGCGTACTGGTGTAGGGGACTTTACGATAGTATAACGATATTATCACCACATGGATGACGGTACCGGCCAAACGGGAAGGGGGATGCCCGATCCTCGTAGGGTTGGTTCCGTCACCCTCACTCCGCCCCTTTCGTTGGTTCCCTCCCATTATCTTCTTACGTCTCATTCTATCGACACAACCCATCTCCTATCCCCACTTCCAGCGTCTCATTTACTTTATTATATTTGCGATATAATTAAAACATAACATATTATGAATAAAAAAATAAATACATGGGGGGGGGTATTTTAACCCTCAGATAAGGAGGGGGTATGTTTAGGCGCAGGACTTCTTCTACCGGTAAGATCCACTACCGTGTTAATATAAACAAGAATATGTGTCTTGGCGTTGTAGATATATATATTGATGGGAAGCTATATCAACCTGGTTTTAACAGATCTTATCTTGATATATATCGCGATAAGAAGATAAAAACTATAAGCATAAGAGGACAGGTAGAATATCTAAATCCGAAAAATGAGTACAATGTTATTTTGGGCATAAGTGGAGGTATTATAGAGGGAACCCTTACGTATCAATATAATTCGGGTATGCATTGCGAGTTGGCTAATAAGGTGATATACGGGAATAGGATAACTAATTTTGTTCCTGTAACGGTGATAGAAGATCCTGGGAAGATCATTAATTTCACTTACAGATCTGAATTACAGACTCAGGTTTTAGATGAAAGTTATGTAAGTTGGGATGGTGATTATGTATTAAACGATAATTGTATAGTAACTGATCTTTGTTCGGGATGTGAATCTTATGCCTATGGGAAAAGTTTTCGTGGTAACTATCGAGTAACGGTAAGGATAGTGTAATCCCAAGGGAAGGAGGGAGACCTCGTCCTTCCGGGCCTCCCCCGTCCTACCACCGCCTCCCGTTCTTTTTGGCTTCTCCCTGTCTTATCTTTGACCGGATATCAAAAATTTATATCTTTGGAACAAAACTACAATCATGTTTAGAGACACACTACATAAAATCAAGATCTTCTTCTGCGACGATGATGTTGAGAAGATATATGTAAGGGACAGTACGGTTATCCGCAACAACGAGATCCATAGGATGTATGACGAGATACTGGACGAGCTAGGTGATTTGGCTACGGTCGTATCCAGAAGCTACGTGTATGGTAAGATTAAGGACGCTACTGGGTTAAGCGTCCGTCATATAAGTAGGATAATTAACCATACCAAGGCAGTAGATGTAAGGTAATTAAGGAAGCTACCTGACATAGGAATTACCTACCTCAGGTAGCTTACATATCATACTTCTTCCCAGTCATCGGCGAATACGTCGCTGATAGACGGCACCCATGAATCAGCACGACCGGAATCCTTATTATAGATAAGGCACTGTGATGTATAGTCGACAAATCCACTACCATCCATGATAATATCCTTAGCCTTATCCGGTAGCGACTGCATTTCCGGAATGATATTACTATCGACATGAGACGGTACCTGTTTGAATACCACGATATTCTTACCATTCCAGCCTCTTCTCCTAACGACCCCTCCTCGTTTAAGGACATTAATAGCATCCCCGAGTCCCATGGAACTGTCTTTTATCTTAATATAATTCTCTAGTCTTGTAGATGCCTCATCAGGCGTATGTCCATCCCATTCCCATGCCTTATCAAGTACAGGCACGTCAAACAACTCCCAATACCGGTTCTCATAATGATTTGATATCTGACCTGTAGGTAGTTCGGCCATTACAATAAACCATCCTCCTCCAAAACATTCCTGGCCATCATAATGCCTATAAGATTTACAGACCTTTATATCGCCTTTAGCCAGCTCATTGAAGAAAGCGGCGTTATAAAGCATTCGATATCTATATAGTTCGTTGAATGTATGATACCCGTCGGATATATTACCTATCATATCTTCATGTAAATATGTTTTCTCGAATATATCAGGCTTACAAGGATAAAATTCTCCATTTACCCCTTTTATGATATAATCACCTACATTGGCTATCATAACACCTTCAAGGGTTTCTATACTACAATCAACAGAAGGAGGTATCCCATTATCATCGTCACCTTCCCTAATAACTTCTATTTTAACGCTATCACCAGCGAAATCCTTGATCTCATCATTATTAAAGCCTTTCCATTTTACGGCTTCTATCGCAATTGGTTTCTTTACATATCTATTCATAATTTTACGATTTAATATA